ACAGAGAGTTCATCATTCTTATCCCATCCAAGTTGTTCAAGGGCAATAGCAAACTGCCCAAGCATACCACCAGTTGTCATCACAGGTTTTCTTCCTGTTCGGTAAGGATCACACAATCGCTGGTAGGATATGCCACGCAGGTGAGCACCCAACCTTCAGCGATCTGGTCATCATCAAGGAACGATTGCTCCTCATTATCCACGGTGCCACTGATCAGTTTGCCAGCACAAGCAGAGCAAGCACCTGCTTTACACGAAGAAGGAAGATCAACACCTGCCTCTTCTGCTGCCTCAAGAATGTATTGGTCTGGGGCACACTGGATAGTGGTTTCGGTGCCGTCAGGGGACTGAAGTGTAACGTTAAATGTCATTTCAATAAGTTTCCGCAACTTTCTCTACAGCATAGCACAGGAGCACAAAAAAGGCAACTGATGTGATGGTGAAAATTGTTTCAGTCATCAGAAGATACCGAAGAAGAAGTTGCCAGTGATAGAATAAGAAATGATACCAGCAACAAAGCCGACCATTGCCCAGCGTCCATTGGTGCGCTCCTTTACTTGATTGGGTGTGAGCATACCATAGTTCTCATAATACATGGTGGGCTCTTTGGCAAACATGTTCTGTTGCCCATATTCGTTAGTTGTTACAGTCATTGTAATATTGTAAAGAACTATTACAAAATTATATAGCAAAAATAAAGGGGCGTCAAGCCCCTTTATCAAAATATCCTAACAATTTAAGTATAAATGCTTACTGTTCTGTAGTGCTAATGCGATTTAGATAAGGATCATAGTCCATTAATTCTGATATGTGCATTTGACATCCTTGGTTCTCCCAGAAATTCATCAATGCATTATGACTACCTCTATGATAGATATCAATGTGTTCTGGGTGAATAGCAGATCCTAAATCAAGACGATATAAAAGTAAAGGAATCGAATAAGTTTTACCAGATCCAAAGATGGTATCCTCTGAAACTGCTCTGGGTTTTACTCCAGTGTCAAGTTTAAACTTATCTCCACGAACATGATTTTTCATAATCTTTGCTGCATGGTGGCGAGTAATCAAATATGCTGCAGCAGAAAAATCATTAATAAAGTAATGATGAAGACGAACGTGAATATTACCAGTACAGATAGTAGTTAGTTGCACACAATCCCAATCATGAGGCAACTTTGCTACAAAATCTTTCCAAGTAAAATTCCAGAACTTAACGGTTTCTAGAGCAACATCATCTTCAAAAATAAGAACATAATCGTCGGTCATGTTCTCATAAAAATGTTTGATTGCTTTCAAGTGAGACATACAGCAACCAATCTCATTGGTTGACATATTATCTGGAGCACGTCCACTTAAACTCTCACATACATCATCAGTTCTACCATCAAACCCAGCAATTCTAGTATGATTATCAACTTCCCAATATTTAAATTGCTGCTCCATATACTCATACCGATGAGTATCATTATCAAGGTTTAACCACAAAATAGGTGGTAAACCATTTAATTTAAAACAAGATTTGTTTTTATCAAGTGTCAAATTACTGTCCATGATTCTGGAATTAAATCTTTAGTGTTATGTTGACTGTATGCTGGACCGAACCACATTTTTGGTGCGATTACTTTTTTATTTGGATTCTTTTGCAACCATGCACCCCACCAAGAAAGGGAGCTATTAGCAATAATAGCATGGGAGCATAAAGACATAATGCATAGATCCACATAAGGAACTAATGCACCATCGTCGTATTTATCCTCTGGTTCAGAGAACATAAAACGATCTGGTTTAAAGATATCTTGTTCTTTACACCAATCAATCGAATCAGAAAATACCAGCACTGGCATATCTTCTGGGAAGTTCTTCAGTGCCTCTTCATAATACTCAAGCGGTTGAACGGGATGTTGATCTGAACAATTTACATATGCCCACTTAAATCCACGCTTGTCAGCAAGATTCGGATCACCTCTACGAACATGTAGGAATGCTACTTCTTGACCTTCAAACTGACTCATGAATTCTTTACAAGGATCGAGCCATTCAGACCTAAAAGTATAGTCCTCTCTAATTTCACTTTCAACATGTTTGAAATATTTTTCAGTTTGGAAAAATCCATTCAAACTTACATGATCTGGACAGAGAGTAAACAGTTCTTCATCAAAATGAAACTGTCTTTCTTGAACAAGTGGAGCGTTCCCATTATTCAAAAATTGAACATTATCAACATTTGACATTTCAAATGCTTCAAATAGACCATAGTTATCAATTTGAAAATCAGGTCTATTGGCGGGGGGAATACAGTATTCAACCCCAAGTTTTCTAGCGATACCTTTGGTCGAAGCATGTTGGAACATTTGATTTCCCAACCGCCCCATAGTACCAATGTGATTAAATCCAATCATGTTTCATTTCCTCAAATACTTTTGCAATTCCTTGATCAAGTGGAGTCTTGGGCATCCACCACCCAGTAATATAAGTGTCTGCTTCATTTCGCTTATCCATTTGAACACTATCTTTAGCGATACCAGGTTTAATTTTCACATCATATTTACCAATTAGATTAAACTGACCCTGAATCATTTCAGCAACAGATTTAATTGAATCATTTCTAAATGAAGTAATATGCAATGGATCTGTTGGTTTGAAGTTATCATAACAGTTCATTACTGTTTCCAAACCTTCGCAGCAATCTTCCGCGTAAAGGAACTGCCTTTCTTCAGTTCCATCCGTAAGCATTTCAAACTCACCTTCTTCAAATCCCTTGCGAATAAGATCAGTAATCACATGAGATTTTTCAGCATCTTTTTCTACACCATAAACATTCCAAAACTTAACAGTTAATCCACCTAGAGTTTGAGTGTAAAGTTCTCCCACCCTTTTCAATACACCATAAGGAGAATGACTCATATTGCTCATTTGAGATGAGGCAAATACAAATGGTTTACGATATTCAGAAAGATACTGAAATACATTCGCCATAAGACGGATGTTATTATTAATAAAGTCATAGGTGTGCTGATACTTTTTCAGATACCTAGATCCACCTACATCAAATGCAAGGAAAAATACAAAGTCTGCAAGACGAATATCATGCATTAATTTGCTATTCGGAATTTTAGTGAGGTCTTCTTCCTCACCATTTACAATATCAAACTCCGAAACTTCATGACCTTTCTCACGAAGATATTCTGTCAGATAAGCACCGATCTGACCACTAGATCCAAGAATTAATATTTTTTTCATTTTAATATTTGCATTCTACGGTTTTTAACATAGTCCTGATTTTCATAATACCGCACTAATTGTGTTTTGTCAAATGTCTTGATTGTATTCCAGAGAGACCAGTTGTTGTTAAAATTTGGATTACTGAACCAAGAATTATATGTTCTACCGTGTTCCAAATGATAAACATAATTATCAACTCTAGCAATACGTCTCCCAAGACAACTCATTCGATAATAAAACTCATCATCTTCACAACCCCAAGAAACAAAGTTTTCATTCATCATGTAAGAATCAATATAAGTTTGACGATCAATAAATTGCGTCCAACCAATCGTTGAATTTGATAAGGTCTTATTTTTATCCAATACACTAGTATCTAGTTGACTTATAAAGGTCTCAAAAATTTCACTATTATATTCTGCTTTCCATTGATAAACTCCACACCCATAAGGGTAGACAACATCAGCTTGCCCTTTATCAATTAATTCATATGCCTCATGATAAGATGAAATTGGTAAAATGCAATCAGCATCATAGTTAGCGACAATTTTTGTATCGGCAGCAAGAATTAAATCATTTAAAACTTTACTCTTGCAAAAAAGATTATCATTAGTTTGCTCAAAAATATAGTCTAGATTAGAAGTATCGACATGCTTTTTAATTTCAGGTAAAGCTCTGAATTTAAATGTTGCATGTGAAGAAACTTCTTTTACAAGAACTTTAGCAGGTATATGTTTTAACAAATAAGAAACAGAAGATATAATATTTCTTAATCTATCTTCTGTTTCAATTCTTGTTGGGATGATAAATGTTAAATCCATCATAGTTCATTTTCAGAAGCAGTATATTCCTTATCAATAAACTCCTCTGGAAGATGCCCTCTAATCCATCCGTCAGGATACAAATCTTTCAGGTCTCTATAACAATCATGTTGATCCGTAAAGAAAGGACCAAAATAAGGATGTTGATAAACGGTTGAATACTTTTTATTTTTCTGCAACCAAGATCCCCACCAACCATAGGTACTATTTGGGAAAATAGATCCATTACACAAACTCATAAGGCACAGATCAATCCAAGGAGATAGACTATATTCCATCTTCCCTCTACCGTTCCAAACCGCTTGAGTTGAATATTCTCTCTGCTCTGATATAAAAAATCTATCTTGTTTGAATAGTTTTTGTTCCTGAACCCAGTCTAACTTATCGGTTAAAACAAGAACGGGAACATCATCCGAAAAATTTTCCTTCAACATTTTTTCATACCACTCAATTCCAGCTACAGGATATTGATGAGGTCTTCCAGTAGCGTCTGCCCTTCTTACATGTAGGAAAATAATATTATCATCGAATTGTGATATAAACTCTTTGCATGGTTCATAGATATCATCAACGAATTCAAAGTCTTCTCGAATTTCTTTTTCAATATGTTTGAAGTACTTTTCAGATTGTCTAAATCCTTCAAGATTTATATTGTCTGGACAATTTTCAAAAAGTTCTTCATCAAAATCATGGCATGGTTCATCACGTGTTGGAAAATTTTCTGGGACAAATCCAATATTATTCTCTTTCACGTGGGGAAGTTTAAATCCATCCATTAAAATGTATTCTGCCATTTGATAGGTCTGCCTATTTCTTGGTGGAATACACCAGTCATATCCATATTTTGCTGCAATACCCCTCAATGAGGCATATTGAAACATTTGGTTTGCCAGTCTACCATTTATACCAAGTCTATTGTATCCGATCATTTATTCAATACATCCAAAATTTTAATAATTTGCTTTTTAGATCCAATTGTTATTCTAACACAATTCTCTAAATTTTCAAAAGAACTCCTATCTCTAATTAATATTTTGTTCTCTTTCATTTTATTTAACACAGTTTTAGAATCAGGAGTTTTAACAAGAACAAAGTTAGCAGAACTATCTACTGCTTTATATTGATTAGGAAGATTATCCATAAAAAACTTTTTGGCATCATTCATTTCGGAAATACAAAATTCCAAGTAATCTAAATCATTTAAACAAGCGACACCGCAAAGTTGTGCAAGAGCATTTACAGACTTACCGTTTCTAAACTTTTTAAGATGTACAAGTAGATCTGGGTGAGCAATAATATATCCCAAGCGAAGAGCTGCAAGACCAAATGCTTTTGAAAAAGTTCTGGTCACAATTATATTTTTATTTGATAGAACTAAATGACAGCAAGACTGTTTAGCAAATTCATAATAAGCTTCATCAACTACAAATAAAACATTTGGCAAACTCTTAACAAGATTTTCAATCTCTTTAATTTCTAATAACTTTCCTGTTGGGTTATTTGGATTTACAAGATAAACAACATCAGCATACTTACAATGATCAAAATCATATCGATGTTTACCCAGAGGATCTTCAATTTGGACTCGTTCATAGTTATCAGTATTTGTAGTGATAAAAGTATCAACTTGAGTATAAGAGGGTTGATAAGATAAAACTTGCGTATCGTTATCAACAAAAACTGTAAAGATATCTCTTAAGGCATCATCTGATCCATTATAAACTTCAATAAAATCTTCAGATACAGAAGTATATCTAGAAAGATTTTCCTTTAATTTTGAAGTTGTAACATCTGGATATCTTTCATAACGATAGAATCTTTTGACAACATCAAAAACTTTATTTGATGGTGGAAACTCAGATTCATTCCAATCAAAACATTCCCACTCGGAAGAAAGATTTCTTCTTCCACCAACATTGTATTCTTCAAGTTGTTTAATAGATTCTCTAACTTTAATCATTATGAAAGAACTCCCCAAAAATCAATGAATACTTTATTAGATGTATCAAGAGATGCAAATACCTTATTAGGATGCATAATAATAATTACGTCAGACTTATCTACACATTGCTGTGCAGAATCACATTTAATTACAAAATCCAATAGACCATTCAAGTTATCATATGTTTGTGGAAGTTCATCATAAACAAAAACCCCAACTCCTTTACCTGTAAGTTTTTCAATCAACTTAACTGAAGGCGATCCTATAGTAACTGGAGATGCTGGTTTAAAAGATACCCCAAGAATACCAACATTTTTGTATCCACTACATTTCCTCAACAAATCCTCATGAAGACTTTCATTTACTTCGTCAGCAAATTTCAAATGCTTTGCTTCTTTACCTCTGTTCTCTGCAAATTTAATAAAGGCAGAAGTATCTCTTGGGAAACACGTACCACCATAAGGAGTCCCATAACCAAAGAAGTATGGTGAAATTCTTTTATCCAAACCTATAGTTTCAGTAATGTTATGGACATTTACATTGTCCATACCATCACAAAGTTGACCTAGGAAATTTGCAAATGTAATCTTATTAACAATAAATGCATTCAAAGCGACCTTGGCAATCTCTGCCTCTTCTAATGATAGAATTTTTTTAGGTGCATTATTAGTGTGAAACTTGGACCAAATGGTTTGTGTCTGAGAAATATCCAGACTGTTGTTGGATCCAATCAAGAAAAATTCTGGATTCAAAAAGTCTTTAATGACATTACCAAGTTTTACAAAATCTGGAACATATGAAAATCCAAATCCTTGACCATATTTTCTACCAGAAATCTTTTCCACCAAATGAATCAATTTATTAATTGTTCCAGGAAGAACCGTTGATGAAAGAACAATCAAATGATAGTCTTTTTTACTTCTTTTTAAATTAACAGATAAATCTGTAAGAGCAGACTCAACAAACTCTGCAGAGTATCCACTATCTCCAAGTTGAGTATTCACTAGAATGATTGATGCTTCTGTTTCTTCTACAGCTCTGGCATATGAATCTGTAAATCCAATAAAGTTTTCATGAGGAAATATATCAGACAATCCTGGTTCATAAAAAGGAAGTTCTTGATTGTTTAACTTCTCAAGAATGTATTCATTTTTATCTACACCCAGGATTTTATTTCCACTCTTTGCCAAACAGCAAGCAAGAGGTAATCCTAGTTTTCCAAGTCCAATAAAACTAACATTCATACCTTAACCTCATTAATGATGCTTCTAATTTTGTTTGTTTTTAGATCTCTTTTTATTTCATCAACTTCATTGATTGTATAATTCATTTCACCCAGGCGAGAAGATAGTCCTTTTATTATATCACTTTTTATATCATCACCGCAATCAGAATTCTGAACATAGTTAAAAACAATATCTTTCTCGGATTTCTGAATAATCTGAAACATTTTAATCGCTGGCATTTTTTTATCAATCCAACTATAAAAATTAACACCAGGTAATCTTGACCCACTAGCAGAAACTAAAATATCACTGCTTCGTCCATTAATTTCTTTAACTACACCATTCTCTAAAATAAAAGTATCCTCTGTCTGATAACGAATGAATGGCATGTAGTAGTTTAAAAAACCAGTGGCAATCAATCCAAAAGTTCCATCTCCATTATCATAAAATTCATCCACACCATACTCATAATTTTGTTTATAATCTCTAGATTCTTCAGTCTGATGCATGAAGGATACCTTTTCCATTTGACCATAATGACCACATGGAACAATACCCAAACTTTCAACTACTTTATCATACCATTGATTCAACATTTTTTCTGATGTCACGTGAATCTTTTTTACATTGTTTAAATGTAAATTATTTTCTTCACATAAACAGGCAAGAATGTAAGCAGACGATGGATACGTGCATATTGTTTGGTAATTGCCAGAATTAATCTTATTAATATACAGTTTAATTGTTTGAGAATTCAAATGATAAGCAGACATGTATAAACGTTTGAGTTCATGATCGTAATACCACAGAGGTGAATCACTATCTTTTGGAACATAACGCCTCAACCAAACACTAGGAGTATCATACAATTTAGCACCTTGTTCAAGGTATGCTCTCATGTTAAAGGCAGCCTCTTTTTTAAGGGTATCATCATCCACAAAAAATTCTAGTTTATCGCCACTAGATCCACTTGTTGTGATTGGATATGCTCGATCAAGTTTTCTATTATCAGCAATTAGACGATCACGATTTTCAATAATAATTCTTTTAGTTAAGACTGGAAAATTTTTTAAGTCTTCAACTGTTTTAAAATCTCTTGGATCCCATTTGTTTTCAATAAAAATATCCCTATAATATGGAACATTATCATAACAATATGATAACAAAGATTTTAGTTCCAACAACTGATAAGATTTTTTTTCTTCTTCATTCCATTTGGAACTATGAAGCAAAAAATCAAGTGTTTCCCTATATACTTTCCCATACCTTTTGTGAAAAGGTACAAGATTGTAATAGGACCACTTGATAAAGTTGGGTGATTTTTTGACGATCCTATTTACACTTCCCATTAAAAAAATCCTCACTATTTACTGCTTTGTCATCAATATAATAATCTGCCGCATATTTTACACCAGTTCTTAATGTATTGAACTTAAGTCCCCAAGAACGAAGTTGATCAAAAGTTTTTTCATAGTGATTAATTTTTGAACTACAACCTCTGGCAGTTTCAATAATAATTGTATGACCTTCTTCCCAAAGTTGATTTACTTTTTCAATCCTATCATGGTAAGGAGTAGCTTCAAAATATTTCCAGTTTCCATTATCATCCTTTTTTACATCACAAAGAGTATGATCTAGATCAAAAACATAAATCATTTGCCAAACTTTTCCTTCAAATAATTTTCCCAGATATAATCTTCAAGAACTTCCATTTTTTTAGCTCTCTCCAGATTATCTTTAATTGCGTCCATTTTGCTATAATATAACTCATCAGAAATATAAAATTCATCGGAGATCGTTATAATCCCATCCATATTAAAGTGCTCACCAATAGTGGGATCGCCCAAGTAAATAGGAATCGTTCCTGTAGCAAAACAATCAAGAATCTTCTCTGTAAAGTATCCTGGAACTTCGCAGTTCTCCATTGCAATTGAGAACATATAATCACAAAGTCCTTCTTCTTTCCAATCAATCCATTTAAAACCATTTCCAAAATGATCTACTTGATCTCTGAACTTCTCAACATATTCCAATCTTTTCTTATGACCCTCACACATTACTTTGTTTGAAGTAATCATAGAAATCATTTTAGACTTCTCATAAATTTTTGGTTCACGAATCCAAAATCCTTGGGCAGGAACCCACTTAAACTGAGGGCTCAACTTTAGTAGTTCTTTTTCAAAGACAAAAATATATTCAAACTTTTCCAGGAATGCATCCAAGTTATCTCTCAAGAATTGAAACAGATCTGGAACAATAGGTTTCGATTCCAAAAACCAAGCATATTTGATTTCATCGGAATCATCATTAAATGCTTCTGGAATTCTACGGTCTGTATAAAACTTCGCTACACCACTACCATCAGTAACCCACTCAAGGTATTTCGATTCTTTTGCATGGACAGAATATCCTTTGTTTGGAATCGGCAGTCTACCTCCATCCAAATGCGAAAAGGTACTGTCCACTAAGTTAAACTTTACTCTTTCAGTCACGATTAATCTCCTGGAATAATTCTAATACTATCTTCATCAAAATGTTGGGTTGAAAATTCAAATAACTCCGTATCTTCCAAAGCATACATTTGATGTCTTAAACCTCTGTAAATATGGAAGCGATCTCCTTTTCTCAATATTTTCTTATTAGCAGCATCTAAATCATCTTCATCACTATATCTAAGTATAAGTTTCCCAGATTGAATATAAAATGTTTCATCTTTAAGCACATGATAGTGCCAAGAACATTTTTTCCCCTTTACAATATAAAGAAGTTTGCCACAATATTCTTTACTGTTAACTATCCATTTTTCAAATCCCCATCCTTTGGGAACAAATTTAATCGGAGAAGAACTCATTGGCGTTAATTCCTTTGTCGTCGATATAATAATCGCCAGATGGTTTGCCAAGAATTAATTTATGATACTTACATCCCCATTCATTTAATTGGTTAACAGTAAGTTCATAGAATGTTCTTTTTGCCAGGTCAGCACGATCGCCATACCTACCCATACCTCTAGCGGTAAGATAAATGATTTGGTGTCCTTCATCATACAATTTATTTATTTTGTTAATTCGATCTGGTTTTGGAATACTTGTATGGTAATCACAGTCTTCCCTACACTCTGGTTTATCACAGATCGTTCCATCAATATCAATTACATATTTCATAAACATCTTGTTCAGTTAATACATAAGTCCCAAAATTTTGAACAGCAATTGATGCTGCTTTATTAGCATAAGGTATTGCTTCCTCTATTCTACCATACTTAAGATAAAAGTAAACCAAAGCAGAAAGAAATGTATCTCCTGCTCCAACCACATCAAATACATTTACCCTACTACCTGGATAATGAACACCATCAAATTCTGCACCATTTGATCCTTTGGTGATAATTAAATTATCGTTTTTACTTTTAAGGCGTTTAGATTCATCCTCATTAATTTTTATATAACAATTTGATTCTGGCAGATCTGTTTTTTTACTATCTACAAATACTGGGCAGCGGGATGTAAAAACAATTTGAAATAACCTTTCTTTTGTAATAAATCCTTTGTCATAATCGGAAATTACAATCGCATCAAAATCTTCTTTTGGAAGATCATAACTCATCGGTTTTACTAAATTTTCAGTATCAACTCTTAAGATTTGATGGTTATACTTTTCATCAATATATCTGGTCTTAATAATTTTTTCATCATTTGTAAGAATGTAAACTTCCATACCGAAAGATTTAAGATTTTCTCTTACATTCCAAGCCATTCCATGTCGCACTTCTTTCCTCTGATATTTGAGAATGGGGACAGGTGCTTCTGGATTTAACCTTTCACAAATTCCATAGACATACTCGTCTATGCAACTATCTCCGATCAATAATACTTTGTATTGTTTTTGTTGTTGCATAATCGCCTATTCGATCAAAGAATATAAGTTTTGATGCATAGTAAGATCCTATTACAGATTTATCTTTCCAATCAGATCCTACAACCATTATATCAGGTTTGAATGATTTTATCATCTGCTCCAGTTCATAATCACTTGAAAAAATATCCACAGTATTAACTGCCTTTAAATTTTCTAGAAAAAATTTTCTTTCTTCTTGATTATGTATTGGTCTTGTGGGACCTTTCTTTTCTCTAACTCTATCATCACTATCAATCCCAACCAACAAAAAGTCTCCTAAACTTTTTGCGTAGTTTAGGAGTTCTAAATGACCTCGGTGAAGAATATCAAATGTTCCGTTTACAAAAATATTCATAACAATCCTTAATTCCCTTTTCTATACCTTCATACTTTATTGGTAGATTATTTGGAGCACCACAATAAGAAAACTCATTATAAGTTCCATGTTTAGAAATAACAACTTTATGATCACTTACATTATTAATCATATCAGCAATTTCACTTAAATAATATTTTTTATCATAAACACAGTTTATATCTCGACAATCAAACTCTTCAACTAAATTTAAAAAATGACTGATAATCTTGTAAAGATCGTTGGCATAGATAAAATCTATCTTTCTATCTTTTGTTATCTCTATAGATTTTTTATTAATGTAGTTATTGATATTGGTATTGAAGAATCTTGTTGGTTCTTCATATGGACCAAAGCATCCAAAAATGCGAAGATTGATAGCATACGGATGTTGCAAAACTCTTTTTGCAATACAGTATTTTGAAAACCCATATGGATCTACAGGAATAATTTGACCAAAATGTTTTGGCGATGGTTCTTCTACAGGTGCTGGACGACCATATGAAGCGCCACTGTCTAAATTAATAAACATATTAGATTTACTAATATGTTTAAAAATATTTTCAAAAATTTGCATGTTGGTATAGAAAACTTCTGGTCCGTCTTCTATATCCCTACGACCCCCTTTAATTGCCCCATGAATAATAGCGTGATATGTCTGACCTTCAAATAAAGAATCAACTTCACTTTGAACATCCAATCTAACTTCTCTTGAAGATGGTTTAACAACTTCCCATCCTTCCGATTCTAAAAGAGGGATAATTTGCTTACCAAGAAATCCATTGGCACCTGTAAAAAGAATTTTATTCTTTGTCATACTTCCAACTAGAATCACTCAGTAGTTTTTCAAGCTCATCATCTTTAATTTCGTAAAAGTTTTCAGAAGAGGGGAATTGAAGTTCACGAACTTCATTCACATAGTCCGTAAGGGCAGATTGAATAAGTTGCCCTGCTTCACAATAACGCTTTACAAATTTAGATTTAAATTCCCAGAACAATCCAATCAAGTCGTGCATAATTACAAGTTGTCCATCAACCTTATCGCCAGCACCAATTCCATAAACAGGAATCTCCAAAGACTCTGCAATCATTGCAGCAGACTCCCTAGGCATTGCTTCAAGTAAAAGGAAAGAGCATCCAGCGTCTTGAAGACGAAGTGCCTGGTCAAGAATCACTTTTGCCTGATCTGCAGTTTTTCCTTGAACCCTATACCCTCCCAATTTAGCACGAGTATGTGGTGTTAATCCAAGATGACTCATGACCATGATTCCAGCATCGCAGATTGCTTTAATACGTTCAACCATGCACCCTTCAACCTTTACAGCATCCATTCCTGCCTGAATAAATGCCCCAGCATTTGTCACCGCATCTTCATTAGAAATTTGATATGACATATATGGCAAATCCCCCACAGTAAATGCGCGATTTACTCCACGAGATACTGCTCTAGCAGAACGAAGCATATCATCCATGGTCACTGGAATGGTTGTCTTGTATCCCAAGGTAGTCATACCAAGAGAATCTCCAACCAAAACCCAATCAACTCCAGCATTATCTGCCATAAGAGCTTGAGGATAATCGTAAGCAGTGACTCCAACGGTCTTTATTTTATTTTGTTTTTGTTTCTGCAACTTTAAAATAGTTACTTTATCTTTATTATCTGCAGGCATATCAGTCTAGGGGGTTAACTATCATATTACCATAGAATTCGTCTCTAGGCAAGAATGGGTACATATCTTCAAGTGGTTTTGCTGTTATTGATCCATCATCGTTTTTCTTACCCATCAAAGTAGGAATAACTTCTTGCCATTTTTCACACATAACTTCACATATCACAGGACCATTATAATTCAACGTGTATGTAATTGCGTCTTCCAAATTATTAGAATCTGCATAAACATATTCAATGCCAAAACTTTCTACTACCTTACAAATATTTGGGATGGAAACTCCACTTTCGGCATCGGTTCCTATTTCTCTACCTTCAAAAAACTTTTTCTGCGTTGTTCGGATTGAAAGATATCCTTCATTATTCCAAACAAATAGTTTAACTGGTAGATTATAATGAACTATAGTTTGAAGTTCTTGCAAATTCATCATGAAAGAACCATCACCAGTCACACCAATTACATCACTCTTTTTAGCAAAAGCAGCGCCAATGCAAGCAGGAATAGTAAATCCCATTTCAGCTTGAGCACTGGAAGTAATATATCTTTGATTGTCTACAATATCTGTAGCTTGTGAGCAAACATAATATGCAGATCCAGCGTCGGAAATAACAACATCATCAAATCTCTTTAACTTATTAAGTACATGAGTGAAGTAATAAAGATCTACTTTTTCTGATGGATTTTCAGTTGGACAAATAGGCCACTTTCCTCTCCAACGTAAACAGGTTTCATTCCATTTAGTTCTCTGTCTAGAAAAAATGTTTTTCTGCAAAAAGTCTTTTGCATCAGAATGAATAAATCTATCAATTTTAACAGTATCTTTTGAATGTTCATCCTTATCAACATCCACCACTATTACTTTTGCTTCTCTAGCAAAAGTGGAATAATCATATCCAGTAACTGGCACAGGTAATCTACAACCAATTACAAGAAGAAGATCACAGTTTTGCATGGCAAAATTGCCAGCACGAGTTCCTTTAATTCCAACTCTACCTACAAAATTTGAATCATTAGAATGAATTAAATCCACACCATTATAAGATGTCACAACTGGAATATTTGTTTTACTTATGAATGCTCTAAATGCATTTTTAGCATTAGAACAGTTAATACCATTTCCAGCTAAAATTAATGGTCTTTCTGAATTTTCAATTTCATGTTCCAAATCAAAACAAGATGCCCCTTGGACATCCATGGGAACATCAATCCACACTGGACCAGGACGACAAGTTGTGGCATGATAAATTGCCTCCCTCATAATATCACCAATGTCTTCTGGATCGTGAACAACTGCAGAATACTTAGTAATTGGTTTCACAATGTCAATAATATTAGCTTCCTGAACACCAAGATTTCTAACTCCAGCAGGAGCCATATGAGAACGATTTACATTACCAGAAACAAATATTACTGGAACACTATCTTGCCAAGCATCAAGAAGACCTGTAATTGCATTTGTTCCACCACAACCTGTTGTTAAGCAAACAGCACTTATACTATTTGTATACTTTGAATACGCAACCGCACCCATTGCACAAGACTGCTCATGATGATTGCATATTGGTTTAATTTTTCCGTGAGCAGCAATAGCATCATTAAGATACATTGCCCCACCGCCAGTCACAAGAAAAATGTGTTCACATCCTTCTTTATAAATCTGATCGATAATATAATCTGCTACTCTCATTTTTCAAAAGTAGAAGTAATTTTCCCAATGTAATCAATCATTTCTTCAGTGATAGTAGGAGAACAACCAACAAAGAATACAAGATCAAGAACCTTACATGCATTAGGATAGTTCTTATAATAATCTAAATGGCTATATCCAGGGTGCATTAAAATATTTCCAGCAAAATAATTTCTTGTTTGAATTTTATTTGATTCCAAATGATGAGTAAGTTTATTTTTTGTTTGCTTACTATCGCAAATAATGGGAACTCCAAACCAACTCGTCTCCGCTTTAGGCAGTTCGTTAACACTCCTAACTCCAGGAATCTTTTCAAAATGTTCTTGGATAAGAACTTTATTCTTTCTACGCAATTGATGAATTTCATCCTGCTTATCAAGTTGAACAGATCCTATCGCTCCCTGAAAATCCATGGGCTTAAGATTATAACCCATTTGCGTGTAGACATACTTATGATCGATAATGCCATCATAACGATCAATCCAGTTATCAAATCTTTTACCACAAACTCCGCAAGAAAGGAGGTTCTGAGACCCTACACAATAACAGTCTCTACCCCACCAAGCAAGACTACGGGCAATATTAATCAACTCACAGTCATCAGTAGAAATCATTCCACCTTCTCCAGTACAAATATGATGTGCTGGATAGAATGAACATGATGCTGCAATCGCATGATCAGTCAGATACTTACCATCCCACTTACTGCCAAGACTATCACAGTTATCAGCAATTAAATGGATCTTATAACGATCGCAAATATCAAGAATAATATCAATGTCATAAGGATTTCCCAGAACTGGTGAAGAAAATATTCCTCTGGTTTTAGTAGAGATCTTATCTTCAATCTCACTAATGTCCCAATTCAAATCTGTAAAATCAATATCAACAAAAACTGGTTTCAATCCATTTTGAACAATGGGAGCAATAGTAGTTGGAAATCCCACACAAGATACAATAATTTCATCACCATCTTCCCACCCAAATCTTTTTTTAAGGGCAGCAATCATGACAAGATTGGCAGAACTACCAGAGTTCACCATTAAAGAATTTTGCTTATTAAATCGTTTGGAGAATTTTTTCTCAAACTTACTAACTTCCTCACCAGAAGCTAACCATTTCCCCTGAAGAAAGGATTTAAAAATAGATTCCAGTTCCCTATTATCCCAATAAGGTCCCGAATAATAAACTGAAGACTCTCCAGGAATAAATTTACCACTATTAGCAAGATATGGAGGAGATACATCTTGTAAAAGTTTTTCAATTACACTATCCATTAGTAACCTCATTCAGATAATCATTAACTTCAGTTGATACGACAGTTGACAACCAATTTCTAAACCCACCACAACGTTTGTTTATTTCTGCTGCCAGTCCTCCACCAGCTTGGTGTAATACTTTTAGGCACATAGGTTCGCCATTAACTGGATCATCAAGGTACAGTCTACCATCTTTTAAGTAAATTTGCGACCAACTTTCCCAATGATTATTGGGATCATTGCCCCAACAGCTGGAAAGACCATATGAAACTCCAGATCCCATACAATCTATAACTTTAGAATTATATTTTTTCCAGTGAAATAATTGATTTAGAGTATCATTTTCATCACCAACACCATAAGCAGAAGGATCAACCTCTGCTCTAATACGAATTGCTTCTTGATTTAGATTGTGCCAATCATACCAAAATTCCTTTCGATTAACTCCAACGAGACCAGCATTAATAAACTTTTGTACTGGTATTGGATTACCATTTCCAAAAGGTTCCAAGTGGGGAATAGTAATTCCATTATGAGATCCTGCTTTATTAAAGCTGTTATTATTTCTTACACCTAGAACATCTGCTTCACTATTAAAAAGTTCATCCATTGGACCAACTACAACAGCATCGGCGTCCAAATGAATTACCATGTCATAATCTTCAACAAAAGGAAGACAAGTTGGAGCCATCATCCAAATAGGTTTCATCCATGGATATTGAGCATAAACCTCATTAGTCATTTTAGTATCAAAAATGACATGCTCAACATCTGGATGAAAATATTTTATAGAATTTGTTAATTTCTCTACGCCAAGAATCTCAGCATAATCATCAGTACACCAAGTAGAGATAAGAATTTTCTTAGACATTATTCAACAATTCCAACAAGAAGTTTTTCTGCCTCGTCTGAGATATCTTTATTAACTGGGAAAAGGATAATAAATCCCTGCTTATTATATGATTTAATCACATAATGTGTTTCTTCAAATAGTTCATCAATGAACTCAATCCCATCAGCACCATATTTTAATCTGTCTCTCCAATTGCCATCTTCAAAAGGACCGTCTTCATAAATTCTGAGATCGTCAATAACAAAAACATCATTAGAAACATCTCTGCTATTTACAATGATTTCCAATTCACTCTGCAATGGAAGCCTCTTGCTCAGATCAGGTTCATCACCATAAGATGCCATTCCAAAATCTGCACCAGGAAAATGAGCATCCATCCAAAACAAAGTATTTCCAGATAATTCTGGAAGAATTTGTGGGAGAACATCAGAAGACTGCCCCAAATGCCAATTCACACCTTTCAGATAAGAAAGAGAAACTTTATTTTTCTTATAAATTTCTTCGATAATTTCGATCGTATGAATATTTACTTCAGAATTAATTCCATAAACAGACCTAACGACCTCTGCTGCGCCAGTGCCAGTCTCAACAAAATTTTCAATGTTATAAAACTCTAGCAAATTCTTAACATGAACTGCTTCATTTAATTGACCCATTAGATTTTTTCTCCAACTACAATAAAGGAATGATTTAAATCTCTTTGACTACTAAAGATATTAGTATACCCGTTTTCTTTCATAAAATCAACTACCATTTCAGGTAAGAACGCATGTAAGTGTTTTCTGTTATTCCAAGGTCTCCAATATTTTTGATCATAATGTGGTAGGTATAAAAACAAGGTGCCACCACTACGAATTTTTTCAGTCCAATACAAAAGAGTTCCAGCCCAATCAGGAACATGCTCTAAACAATGACTGGAAAAAATATAGTCAACTTGATTATCAGGAAGATTATTAGCATCCCAAGGATCATCAAAATCAAGATCTATAGGGATTGAACCTGGATAAGACCAATCAACTTTCATACACCCAATATCATATCCCTTACCCATACAAAAGTATTGTGCAAATGGAATTGCAAACTGGGATGCATTGCCTATGGTTTGAAAGTGAGGATATTTTTCACCTCTATATTCTACTACTTGCATAACATTACGTGAGGTTTATTAAACAGATAATCAATTTGTTCTTTATTTTTTTCATCATGAGCATAAATGACATACTCATCATAAGAAGTATCAATAACTTCAATAATATAATTAATAGATGTATTGATTGTATGAATTTTTTTTGCCTTTTCTAGAACTTTAATCCAATCGAACAATGTAAATCCATCGATAATTTTCAATTCAACTACAGGAAGATCAAACTGTTCTGGACTAAACAATTTACTATCACGGATATCAGTATTATAAAGATTGTTTATGAAAACGAATTCAGAGTCATCCTTTAGATTAAGTACATTATAGTACAAATCATTTTCTTTATCAAGGTCTCGTTCAAATTTAAAATACTCACGCCAATCTTCATATTCCATATCGAGCATAGAATATTTGGATCTCATAGTTTTACCATCATTATGAGTTAGATCAGCAGTCGCAATACTAATGAACGCTACATTTTCTTCAATAACATATCCACCAAATTGATCGTAGACATCTTTACCAAGAAAATCATCATCTAAACTAGGAAAGTCAATATCTTTAATGTAATTACCAATCCAAGTAATGTCTGGTCTGAGTGGCCAAATAACTTGATATCCTTTAGATAGCATTACTCTGGCAATTTTCTGACAAAAAAATACATCGCCAATACCAGCGGGTTGTTTAATTATACAAGGTTTCATTACTGATATTGAGGAAGTATTTTTTGTTCGTTTATTTGACTGTTGGTATACTTATTAATTTTTGATTTCACATGAAACCTTTCATCATTGTTATAGTAAACGTCTCTAGCAAGTTGAATAAAAGTCTCATCAAATTGCTTGTTCTTTTCACATAAACGAATACTATCTTCAGTATCCCAAATCTTTTGATTAACTGCTTGAAGTTCGTCAATCATTTCTTGAGGAACATCTAGACTTTCAACAATTGGAACAAGATACTCAAGTTCTTTTAGAATTTGTTGGGTCTTTGCCTCACTATCAGAATTTTCTAATTTAATTTTAAGAATGGTAAGTTTATCAACAATCTCACCATTAGCTACTTCGATTTTCATTTGATTAAATGTAAATTACTTCCATTTGTTCCAGGGATATACATCCCAATTGTCCTTAAGATAACCTTCACCATAAAGAACATTACCAGCATTCCCATCCTGAAATGGAGTATGTTGTCTATCTCTACGAACAAAAAGAGAATCACCCTGCCCCTCATTTTTATATTGGGGGGACATTTCAGTAAGATCAAATCCCTTCTCATCCAACCATTCAACAATTTGCTGATGTGCAGCACCAGCACCATGACGATCATCAAATGTTGTTTCAAGATCGACCACATTAATATGATCAAGATACTTTTCAAATCCCATCAACACATCAAGTTCAGCACCTTCAACATCAATGTTCAAAAAATCATATTCATTCATGTCAATGTTATTCTCCTCAATTATTGTTGAGAGAGTTTTTGTTTTAACTTTAATTGAATGAACTTTACCCCACTCTGGTTTGCCTGGATAAAAACTAGATCCTAACCCATGAGGACATATCCAGAAGTCTTTTTCAACACCATCTTCCTTATAGGTAAATTCATTGAAAATTTTAAACCCCCATTTATCAGCAACAGGTTTTGCCATGTGCTGATAAATATCTGGATTTGCTTCTATACCAATAACCTTGTTGCCAAATAATTTAGTATAACAACCATACTCAATAAAGTCATACAACCCTACATGTATAACCCCTTTTGGTTGAATATTAATTCTTTCAAAAATACCAACCCATTCCCGCATTTCGGGATCCCAAACTGCGCTTCCAGTTTCTTTATTCCATGAAGCATATGGACCAAGCATACTCATAACAATACTCCTTAAGGCACAATTAGATCTAGTTGTCTCACATCAAATTCTGATGTCTTAATATCTATATGATTTTTAGTGAAGGGAGTTTCGTGCAGATGTGCGTTCTGATATCCAGCTCTGGTTGGATCTGGCATACTAGGATCAGATCCATCAGTACCAGCAAACACCATAAGTTTTAAACAACCAAGATATTTAAACAGATCAAAAATACCACATGCTTGACCAATGATAACCATGTTCTTATGTCTAACAATATAGTCCATTAGATCTTGCAATTCATATTTGTTTAGAGGTTCAGTTCCATCAAAAGTTTTTTGATTTTTAAACACACCAGTTTTATTAGTCATATTAACAAAAACTCTATAACCCTTCTCTTTCATCTTATCAACAACACTTTGCCAGAAAGTATCTTCCATTTGCCAACTATCACCTCTTTCTGGAAATAAAATACAGGTCTTTTCCTCAATATCTTTTTTTGCCTTTAGGTCATAGTCATATGCCTTTTGAAGGACTCCAGTATTTTGAATGTTGCTACAAAAATCCCAATAATTAAATGGCATGTGCGCCACTTTAAGTTTGCCATAACGATGAGCTTCTGCCATACAACGTGAATCTTGAGGGAAGAATCCATTACAAGACATCATGATTTCATTTTGATCAAATGGATATCCTGTATTATTCCATATATCTCCATCAGGATACACAACAACTTCCAGACACTTGTGAGGATATGGGGTATAATTATCTAGAACAAATTTAATTCCATTAAAAACTCTCTTTTGGCAAAGAATCTTATAAGGAACAGGTGAACGAGATTCTAAAAACATAGTAGCTGCAGTAGCATCTCCCATGCCCCAAGCCATTAGATACCAATTTTCTTTTTCGAAAATTGATCGATCAATGTTCGCAACTTCTTCTTTTGTTATCTCTCTAACATGTACTGACATTGGTTTTAAAATCTCCTCTAATTTTAGAAATGTTTCTGTTGTTGTTTGCGTATGATAATTAGTTGCATTATATAATGTGCGATTATAAAAACACTCTAAATCAGAAACATGAACATTATCTTTTGTTTGGCAAATAAGAATTTTATCCTCATCCAAAACATTTCTGTTTTGCATTGATATTGCCTGAAAAGCGCCAGAATTCTTAGCTACAATTATATCACAAAAAAGACTAAAATATGCGTTATGAATAATGTCAGACTCATGATTTCCAAAAATATTTGGAGTATGAATTACATTATTGTTTAATGGATTAGTACCTTCATTGTTTGTATAGTAAAAATCATATTCTGGAAGTAAACCAGCAATCCTATCAATTTTGGGTATCCAGTCTTCATTATCAGTTTGCCCAGATCTTCCTTTAATATTCACAAAAAGAACTTTTTTACGTGAATTATTTTTAAGGATATCAATTGAATTTAGAGAATGTTTATCTAAAATTGATTCAAAATCAAAATTCAATCCAAGATCGTCAGGAATTTTTATATCAAAATTATTTTTTTCAAAAACATACTTCCAGAAATATTTTTGATTGGATACCATATCATATGGATATAGAATCTTAAGAGCTTCTGCACCATCAACATATAAATGATGATAAGATCGATCCCCAAACCAAGTAGGGATATTAATATCCCCACATAAAGTATTGGTTGGATTTAAATTTGGTACTGTCTTTAAAAATATTTCTGGAATAATAGTTCCATCTCCACCACGAACATATTGATAATATTCATTGTCTGGATATTTTTCTATTAATAGATTAAGAAATGGAATCGTTAAAATAAAATCACCAAGATGACCTTCAGTATAAAAACATACTTTCATATCAAACAGGATGATACATTACAGTATCCTTATAGACTTGAGCGTTAATCCACTCATATGTTTTACGAATTCCTTCTTCAAGAGTTTGAGAATAATCCCAACCTAGTTTCTCACGAATAAGATCGTTGTTTGAATTACGACCACGAACTCCAAGAGGACCATTAATGTGCTTCTTAGTGATTTCTTTTCCTGCAACTTTAGCAGCAGTATCTGCAAGAGTATTAATCGTAACCATTTCTTCAGATCCAATATTAACAGGACCGATAAACTCAGATTCCATTAAACGTCGAGTCGCTTCAATACATTCATCAATGTAAAGGAATGAACGTGTTTGCTCACCATCACCCCAGATTTCAACTTCACCACCACCAGGAGGAAGTTCAGCAACCTTACGACACATAGCAGCAGGAGACTTTTCTCTGCCGCCAGTCCAAGTGCCTTCTGGACCAAAAATATTGTGGTAGCGAGCAATTCTTACAGGAATTTTGTGATTTCGGTTGTAAGCGAGGAACATACGCTCAGAGAACAACTTCTCCCAACCATATTCAGAATCAGGTCCAGCAGGATAAGCATCGCTCTCTTTTAGTCCTGGATTGTTTACATCCATCTGTGCATACTCTGGATACATGCAAGCAGAAGAAGAATAGAAGATTTGAGTTTTATTTTGATCTTTAAGTTGATTCAGTTCTTTTTGACATTCAAGAACATTCAGATTAATTTGAATAGAATTGTGCATAATTTCTGCATCATTCTCACCACTGAAAACAAATCCAGCACCACCCATATCAGCAGCGAACTGATAAATCTCATCAAAAGGTTCTACAAATTTATCAATAACTGAATGATAATAATTTCCCTGATATCCAGCAAAACGAACACAGCGTTTAACAGTATCAAGATCTCTCAAATCACCTTGAATGAATTCATCTGCTGCCGTTTCAGAATATTCGGGGCGTTTAAGATCTACACCACGCACCCAATATCCTTCGCTTTTAAGTCTACGCACCATATGACTTCCGATAAAGCCACCAGCGCCACACACAAGAGCAGTTTTTTGTCTTGTTGTCATATTAGTTAACCTCTGTTGCAAATTAATCTATGTATATTATACACCCATAAGGGTAATAAGTCTATTGATCTGGCGCTTCGTCACAAACTGACTGTTGCCAACATATAGTCCATTGTTATGAAGAATAGAAACATTTGAAACTTCTTTATTAGTGCAAAGTTTATACTTCTTAAACGCAGGATGTAAAAGTAGATTCCCACTAATAATAGGACGATACTCGATGCCATTCGACTTTAATTTTTCTTTAAGTTCTGCACATGCAGATTGACTTTTAGAAATAATTGGGAAAGAAAAGCTACTATTACCTTTTTGATATTCAGGAATCAAATAGTCTTCGGATTTATAAATTTCATCCCACCAGTATTTAAAGTTTTCTCTACGAATACTAATATTTTTATCTAACTTTTTGATTTGAGATAATCCAAGGACAGCGCAGACTTCATGATTCCTAAAATTATACCCATCCGTCATAAACAAAAATGCAGGATCAATATTAGGATTTTGTTTTCTGTAAACTTCAAAAACTTCTTTAGATGCTTCACGCGCCATACCATGACTACGCTTCATACGCATTAGTTCATAAAGTTCAGTATTGTTTGTGCAAACAACACCACCTTCAATCGTTGTAATATGATGCCCAAAATAAAAGCTAAAGGTAGATCCAATAGAATCAACTCCACGCTTTTTCCCATTACGATCTTCAACTCCATGAGATTCGCAAACATCTTCTAGGATAAGAGCATTTGGAAAAATCTCACGAACTTTTTCTACATTTGAAGAAAGACCAATCAAATGAGTGATAAAAACTGCCTTAATATCTGGATGTTGAGTTGCAATATATTTTAACTCATCAATATCAAAAGAAAAATTCTTTAAGTTAATATCACAAAAAATTGGTTTCAATCCAGCCTGAATGATAGGGGCAACATTAGTCATCCAAGTAGTGGCAGGAACTAATACCTTATCATTGTTCTTCAACTTATAAAGTTCCTTTACTGCAGAAACTAAAAGTGAATTTGCAGTAGATCCACTAGAAACGTAGAGAGAGTGTTTAACACCTAACCACTCCGACCATTCCTTCTCAAATTGACGAACCTTTGGTCCGTTAGTTAACCTGCTACTTGTCAAAATAAAAGCAGCCATTTTAATACGATCACTTAAGGTAATCGTATCTTTCATTAAAGGCCAATACATTTAAGTTCCTCCAAACATCAAAATTTTATCTCATTGAGACACATATCTCTCACCAGTTCATCAAATGAAATCTTTGGCTCCCAACCAAGTTTATTTCTAGCTTTAGATGAATCACCAACAAGAGTATCAACTTCAGAAGGTCTGAAGTACTTATCACTTACACGAATTACAACCTGATCGCTATTAGTATCGATACCAATCTCATCAAGACCTTCACCTTCCCACACAATATTCATGCCAAAGTATGGGGCACATTTTTCAACAAATTCACGAACAGAATGTTGCTCTTCAGTTGCGATTACATAATCATCAGGTTCATCTTGCTGAAGCATTAACCACATTGCCTCAACAAAATCCTTTGCATGTCCCCAATCACGCTTTGCATTCAGATTTCCTAGAGGTAGATACTCAAGCAAACCAGATTTAACTTTGGATAATCCAATTGAAATCTTACGTGTTACAAAAGTTTCTCCACGACGAGGAGATTCATGGTTGAAAAGAATTCCAGAACTAGCATGAATCCCCATGGATTCCCTATAGTTTTTTGTAATCCAGTGCCCATAAAGTTTTGCCACACCATAAGGTGAGCGAGGATAAAATGGTGTCGTTTCTCTCTGAGGAATTTCCTGAACCATACCAAACATCTCAGAAGTAGACGCTTGATAGAAGCGCACATTCTTATCCATTCCAAGAATACAAAGACTATGGAGAATACGAACAGCACCTAGGGCATCTACTTCTGCAGTATAAGCAGGCATTTGAAAAGACACTTTTACATGACTTTGTGCTGCAAGATTATAAATCTCTGTTGGTTCAACTTCCTGAACTACATGAAGAATATTTGTAGAATCTGTTAGATCAGCATGATGAAGAATCACATCTTGAGACAAATGATCAATTCTAGTATTGTTAATTGTTGAACTCCTTCTTATAGTCCCATGGACTTCATATCCCTTTTGAAGGAGGAGTTCAGCAAGATAAGATCCGTCTTGCCCAGTTATTCCAGTTATTAAAGCTCTTTTCATATAGAATGATTACTATAGGTATTAATTGTACCACATTTATACTTGTTTAGTCAATAGCAATTGATTTCAAATACTTTCCATATCCACTTTTTGCAAAAGTATCAGCGAGTTCTAAAAGTTGATCCTTTGTAATCCACTTTTTTCTATATGCAATTTCTTCTGGGCATGATATTTTTTTACCTTGAATTTTTTCAACTGTTGAAATAAAATTCGATGCCATCAGCAGAGAATCAAAAGTACCAGCATCAATCCATGCCATTCCTCTACAAAGTGGAATTACATTAAGATCATTGTTATTAAGATATATTTTATTCAAATCAGTAATTTCTAATTCTCCTCTTGGAGACTCAACGATTTCTTTAGCATAATTAACAACTCTATTATCATAGAAATAAATTCCAACTACCGCCCTGTTTGATTTTGGATCTTTTGGTTTTTCTTCTATAGAAATAACTTTATTATCCCTATCCGATTCTATAACACCAAATCTATGAGGATCTTGAACTTCGTATGAAAGAATTGTTGCTCCACTATTTTCTTGGCACAATTTTAAAACTTTAGTTAATTCATTGCCATACAAAATATTATCACCAAGAATCAAACAAACATTATCATTTCCAATAAATTCTTCCGCAATTAAGAATGCTTCTGATATACCTTTTGGCTCAAACTGAACATCATAGACAATATGAATTCCCCATTGAGATCCATCACCTAAAAGTTCCATAAACTGATTGATATATTCTGGGGTAGAGATGATTAAGATCTCTTTGATTCCCGCAAGCATTAAAGTACTAATAGGATAGTAAATAAGAGGTTTATCATATACATTTAAAAGTTGTTTAGATACAACTAATGAAGATGGATATAATCTTGTTCCTTGACCACCAGCCAATATAATTCCTTTGTACATATAATCTGGTAAGTGTATTTTTAATTATACTAAAAAAGGAGAGTTTATGCAACTCTCCCATTAGGTCTTTCATGCACGCCACCAATTCTTTGACTGGAAATTGGAAACCAGGCGGGAGAGAGTCCCATCCGCACCACTTGCTTTTGAGAAAAGCAAGAAAACAATAGGGTCATATTGACTCCACCACTTGGTTTTAGGAAACCAAGAAAAGTTGGGTTAACTTTGATATCTCGGTAATACCAAAGAATGCGATTAAAAATAACACATCCCAAAGTTTGAGTTTGATGGCAAAAGGAATACCGAGCAGTCCCCCGATAAACTTGATTGCCAAACCACTTTTAAAATCTCCCCACAACATGATTTGATAACCAAGTAAAAGGAGAAAGTTCCCGATGTATCTCAGGATACTTGTTTTAGACATAAGGGGTTTGCTCCCGACCAGTGCTGTTATAGACCATCCGTGTCTTCTTCATCGCCTCTCACATAACAAGGTACTCTATCTGGATCTAACCATTTCGCATACTCAATATCCTCCATTGCAGTAGAACATTGTAAAACATTATCAAAAAGATAAATGTCATTCCAGCGTTTGGTATAGTAATTTTGCTTTTGTAAGCGATAATCGGGTTTGCCGTTTATCTCAAGGATACCTGCCTCAACGAAACGGTATCCTTCACGTTCCAGAAGAACTTTGGTTTTCATGCAACCTCAATAGTTTCAAGATCACTTGCGATATACTCCATAAGCATTTCGTAATCGTCAAGGGGGTCACCAGAAAATACGACACCTTCATTTTCATAAAAGCGACGAACCTTTTTATAAAGTTTCGGATTCTTTACATCAAGGTAGATTTCCCCGTTAGCAGCAAGACGAAGAGTGCTAACATCTTTCTTGAATTTTTGGATCAGAGACATTGTTTTGTTTGTTGACCTAGTTATTATAAGTGGTTTAGACTTGTGTGTCAAGTGTGCCAGTGAAGTAACTGGCAATCGGGGTGAAAGGATTCGAACCTTCGACCTCCCGCTCCCAAAGCGGATGCGCTACCAAACTGCGCTACACCCCGTTATGATAAATTTACTTATCACTAATTGATGCAATCTCGTAAGAACCAGATTCCTCAATATCTGTTAATTCTACCACAGGTCCATCACCTTTGGCAACCATGTCTTCCAAAAAATATTTTTTCAATTCTCCAATGGACTTTACTACACGCGAATCATTCTCAAACTCCACCCACCATCCAAGTTGCTCATCATAATTAGCATCAAATACAGGTTCAATAACCATATGAACTTTATATCCGTGCTTTTTTTCTGCTTCAAAAATTAAATTTGATATTTCAGATTCTATACCAAGATCTGCACTCAATGCTTCAGGATTTAACATATTTCAACTTTGTTTTTTTTCTTTATTATGTATAAAAGCAATTCCCATGATTGGAAGAACTATTATACCGAATCCACAAGCTCCTATCCATATTGGACTTGCAGCAAGCACCTCTACCAAGTGAAACATTAGTACCCCCTCCAAGTCTTAAATTCATAATAAAAATATTGGTCCACTACTCTATCATCTAATGGAGCATTTTCAGTTCTATGTGCCCACACTTCACAGAATTCTACAATACGGCGATCGTGTAATGAACTATGCCCCCACATTCTTACAAATGCTGATGCTGCGAAATGATATCGCTGTCTAATGTGCGGTTCCGTTTCCTTTATACTTCTCGGTATCATAATACCCTCCTTTTGTTCCGAAATAAAGAGTTGTTAATATGAAAGGAATTGAAACAAATAAAAGTGCTTTTGCTAATAACATCAGACCATCTCCATTGCTCTTGAGAGTTCAATATAGTGATTAATTTCATCCACTGCGATTTCACCTATTCTGGCGTCTTCTGGATGATCCCAGAAGTAGTTTAGATAGGTCTCAGTGGCGTGATACTCAATACCTGCGTTCAGGTGATAAGCAGAGACAGGAGCAATAAAGTAATAACCCACCAGAATCCAATAATAGATGAGAACCAAGTGATAAGCAATAAAGCGGTCATACCAACGGTCGGCACCACCACGCCTTTCCATTTCGATGAGATGTTCGGTTTCATTGAGTGTTTGTGCAAAGTGTTCTTTCATTAAGTAGTAGTGTGATAGATCTCTGAGTCCTAGTGATTCTTTGAGATGTAGCACACTTACAAAAGCAAAGTATGGTGCTCTGGCAATTGTTTCCAGAACCCAGAATCTTTGTATGGGTAAATCACGATACAGAAAGTCAATGATTGATATCGTGACTAATAGAATTGTACCGTTGATTTTTTTCATAAAAATACACCTGGTTTGTAATCTACTAACTTTTGAATCTCATCCAGAAGTGCTCCATACTCCCTGAATCTTCTATCTCCAGCAATAAAATGCCTTTGTCTTGTCCAGACTGCATCTGCTAAGAGTTTGAGTTCATATTCTGATAATCCGTTAAATCTTTCCATATCATCCCCTATTGTGGATATGCGTGTGTAAGACCCCACCAAATCCACAGCCCCATAATTGAACTATAGAGAAGTGTTGTAAAGAAAAGCGTTTTAAACATCTTCCTCATCCTCGTAAGTTGAAGGTTCTTCAAATAATTCGTCTATCTTCTGCTGTAAAACTCTTTTTTGGAGTTCTTCTAAATCTTCTTCCGTAATTCTAAGCACAAGTAATGGATCTCCTGCCTTAACGTCGTTCATTTCTGGATGCTTCACTTTTGGACTTTTTGAATATCCGTGATGAGCATTCATAATCATCCAACCTTGTACAAACATTGATATGGCAATCCCTACAAGAACAAACCAAGGAACCAAAAAGATTAGTTCAGAGTGATTTTGAGCCATGGTAGAAGTGGCGGAATAACTCCAACCAACCTTAAAAGTCCCTCAGCAAATAAAGCAAGAACCACCCAACCGACGCACATGCTAATGATAGAAGCATTACGGTTGTGTCGTCGTATAGCAGCATCAATCATCTCCTGAACTTCAGAACGAGTTACCAATTCTTCTTGTTCGTGCATCATTTTTCATCACCAAGAAACTTTGCCAGAGGGTCCTTTCTGGTCTTTACAATTTCAACTGATCTTTTGTAGAACATATTGTCTGTATTGCCAGACTGTTCGAAGGTCTCCTTGATCTTCACCCAGTTCTCATAGGTGTGTTGATCCATAGGGCTTAGGTTGAATACTACTAGTTATGCTAGTCAGTAGTTTCAACATGTCAAGTTTGTGTTGATACAAAAATATATATTAAGAAAATCTAAAATCTTGTAATAATTGTAACGGAAGCGACTGGATTCGAACCAGTGGAGGTCTTACCCTCATTTGTTTTCAAGACAAACGCAATAAACCGGACTCTGCCACGCTTCCAATAAAAGTCCTCAACGGACTTCAAAATCTAAACGTCTAACTTTACGTTGACGCCTTGCTTCCTGAAAGGCAAGGTCTTCACTAGTTAGAACACCAGATTTTGATTTATGACTATAAGAGTTTAGCATAACAACAGAAGATAAGTCAACTGCTGAAATCTTATCTCCACGAATGGTTGCCATATTTGGACAACCACAAGTCACAGTTTTCGTAGGATGCCCTTCTAACTCCTTTCCACAGGAGCGGCATCTGATTCTTAAATTTTCCATCTCTATAATAAGTTAATTATTTTTCAGTAAATGAACGAAGCATCCAAACGAACTTACCGTGTGCTTCATTTAAATCATCAAGAAGGTTAACTGTTCCTCTTGACTTCTGTTCGTCTGCTTCAACAGCAGCATCAGAAAGCATTGTAATTATTTTTTGATGTCCATCAATCAAGTCACGAATCATTTCCATTTCGGAAATATTAGACTTTGCTTCACCAATGCCAGAAACTTCTACTACTCGGGATAAAGAACTAACTGGTTTAATTTCCAGGAATCTCATATGCTCAGCAATACGATCAACTTCTTCTTGAAGGGCAAGATACTGCTCACCAAATAAATCGTGAATCTGCTTAAAGTCAGGTCCAACAATATGCCAGTGATAAACCCAAGTCTTTTGAAAGAGAACAAAAAGACTTGCCTGAGTATCAGAAAGTAATTTATATAACTTTTCCATTATACCAGTTTTTTAGGTATTTATAATGGGCGATGACGGATTCGAACCGCCGACCAATTGCGTGTAAAGCAACTGCGCTACCGCTGCGCTAATCGCCCAATTAAATCAATGCTTATCCATAAGATATTCCACAGTATTTGCTACATCATTCATAGCATCCCGTAGATGAGTTTGTTGTCCAGATTCTTGCTTTACGATTGGACGATGATCATCAGTCAAGGTCCAACGCCAGAGATTCATATCCTTACAGAACCAAAGATTAATTTTCATTCTTGAAATACTCCAGTTCTATCCATTTAAGAAGGGTATTATAAGAATAGATTGCTGCTTCATTGCAGTTATTCTTTTGCATGTCTTGGATATAAAATTCAAGTGCCTCAATGACCATTTGGCGGTCCATCTGGGAAATAAGAGACATAAACCTCCTAACTCGTTTCTTATAATACATTAAAAAGGGGGTTTTGTCAACCCCCTTATGTATCACTTCTCACCCATACCGATTTGTTGGACTTTCAAACGGGCACGATTCAGGACCGAGCCAGCAAGGGGAACATAACCCAGATCATCAGCAATTGACTGTGCCTTGGAACTCAAAGCATAGTTGATAGCGTCACGAACTGCCTGTGCCTTACCAGGAGCATAACCACTCTTATAGGCAAGAATCCAGGTCAGAGTGGAGATAGGATAGGCACGGGCACCTGCTGGGTTGGGATCTTCACCAGCAAGCGTCACAGGGTCCAGTTTGATGCCATTCAGGGCAGCAGCACCAGTCACAGCAGAAGGACCGACAAACTTACCTGCCTTGTTCTGGAGCACAGCAGCTTGGAGTTTGTTAGCACGGACGAATCCAGTATTCAGATAACCGATACCACCAGGAGTGTTGGAAAGAGTTCCAGCAACACCCTCATTACCTTTAGCACCAATACCAGTAGGCCAGTTGATTGACTTACCTACGCCAGCAGTCCAACCACCAAAAGCATCCAGAGAATTAGTGAATGCATAAGTGGTTCCAGAACCGTCCGAACGATGAACAACCCTGATAGAACCAGCAGCACAACCAACTTGCTTCCAGTCCTTAATACGACCAGCAAAGATATCGACAGTTTGCTTCTGAGTCAGTTTCAGTTTGCATCCAGGTTTGTTATAAGCAACAGCAATCGTTCCACCCACCATAGGAATCTGAACGACACCACGCTTGACCTTTGCTGCTTCTTTTGCCTTGATAGGTTCATCAGAAGCACCGAAGTCTACGGTTCCAGCAACGAACTGACGAATGCCAGCACCAGAACCAACGGACTGATAGTTTACTTTTTCACCAGTAGCACCAGCATAATCTTGGAACCAACGTTGGTAGATAGGTGCGGGGAAGGTAGCACCAGCGCCATTAATAGCAGGTCCAGCAAATGCAGCGGCAGGAGCAAGAGCGAGACCAAGTGTAGCAATGTGTTTGAGTTTCATGAGAATTAAAAACTTCTTTGTAATTGTACTTGATTAAGTTTAAGAAAAAGTTAAATGTTATCAAACACCAAAAAAACCTCCCCGAAAGGAGGTTTAGAGGTATCGTAGATATTATCAGAAACGGAAGGTCGTCTGAATCACACCACCATAGTTGTCGGAAGCTTGCTTCAGACCTTGGTTGTTGGACACATAGAAGACCGCAGGAGTCACACTGATAGCATCACTAACTTTATAACGATAGAATGCTTCCCACATAATTGCCTTCTGATCAGCAGCAAGAGAAGCAGCATTACCAGGAGCACCGATGGCAAAACCAGCAGCATTACCCTTGGCAAACACATCGCTCCATTGAAGACCTGCCATCCAAGTTTGTGAATCGGTGGCACCAGTAGGAGTCGTGCGGTTGTTAGACAGACTTACGGTGTTCCAACCATAAGCACCACTCACAGAAGGAATGATACCCGACTTCTTGGGTTGCCAGTAAGCATTCAGAGCATAACCATTGGAGGTTTGGTTAGCGCCAAGAGCACCAGATCCACCACCGATAGCATTGAAGTTACGAACACGAGTACCTTCAGTACCATAGCGATAACCGAATGCGATACCGTACTGAGGAGCACGATAACCAACTTGAGCAAGAGTGTTCAGAGAACCATCTTCATCAAACTGACCTTTGGTAGAATCGTTTCCGTTCTGGGCAACATAGTTCACACCAGCAACGAAACCGCCTTTACCCTTCTTACCAGGTTGTACCCACTGAGCACCGAAACCAGAACCAGTTGCCTTGTTGTAAACACCAGGAGCACCAGCAACTGAGAAGAAGTCCAGAATATCAGACTTGTATGCAGTAGGAACCCATGCCATTTCCGTGTTACGAACCAGAGCACCAGCAGTCAGGGTTACACCCTTAGCAAGTCCAGGAAAGCTGTAGTACAGACGATCAAGAGTAACTTGGTTTGCATAGGTTTCTGCCTTGTCCAGTTTGAACAGAGAAGATGAAGAACCGAAAGGTTGTGAAGAGAAGTTGCCAGAACGCAGACGGGTCTTGAGTAGATCCTTACCAGTGAAGGAAGTATCAAAACTCAGGCGGAGGTCATAGTTAAAAGCAGTGTTGCCGACGTTGCTGCTGTTAGCAAGACGAGCACCATCTACACCACCCAGAACAAAGGTTGCTTCACCTTTCAGTTTGGTGGTAGTGGAGAACTGCTGTGCCTGAAGGGCAGCAGACTGCTTCTCCAGTTTAGCAACGCGACCACGAAGAACTTGAAGTTCATTGGCGAACTCATTCGCAAGACGATTGAGTTCATCAGTAACTTCAGTCACACGATCAAGACAAGCATTCAGAAGTGCTGCTGCTTCAAAACGGGTCATTGCCTTACCACCAAGGTAAGTTCCGTTTTCATAACCAGCAACACAACCATAACGTTCTACGAGGTTGCTGAGTGCCTGATATGCCCAATCCGTAGGACGGACATCAGACAGTTGTGTGACGCTAGAAACCTGTTCTGTGGAAGTGTATTGGTTGACTGCTGCCATATTAAGATCTGCGGCATTCGCAGCAACAGGAGCAACCATTCCCAAAGCAACAGGTGCAAGCATCAGTTGTTTGATTTTCATAAAAAGTTTGTTTTAGTACTAAACGGCATTATACACCAGGGCATACAAACCCTATGTGTTATGGGTCACATAATTGACGCGAGTAGTTGGGGCGTCTCTTATGCGGTTTTATTTAGAGAGACTTAACCAATTCTTAAAAGATGATTAAGTTAACGGTATCATAGCATAACCGTATCAGATGTGTCAATTAAGATACGGTTAAGGTTTTTTAAGAGCGGAGTATCGGAATCGAACCGACGACATCTAACTTGGAAGGATAGCGTTCTACCGCTGAACTAACTCCGCAATGGTGGGGATTTACCCAGCCTCAGGTTTCCCTTCACAGGCACGGAACCCCACGCACATTCCTTCACACGGACGAAAGAAGTATATGACATAACGAGTATTATGTCAAGAGCCCCCGACAAGACTTGAACTTGCGACATCGGCTTTACAAAAGCCGCGCTCTACCAGCTGAGCTACAAGGGCAAAACAGAAGGTTTATGATAAGAAGTAAGACCAGCGTGTAATTCTCTATGGCAATTAGCACAAAGCATATAACACTTGTCTGCTTCTTTTTTCTGTTTTTCTAAAGATTTTGTAGAACCAGAAATTTGAAACTCTTTTGTGTTTTCATTAATGTGATGAAACTCTAATGCTTCAATACATTTATCATAACCACAAAATTCACACTTCCCGCCTTTATATTCAACAAGAAGTTCTTTTGTTTTTTTTCTCCAATTACCTACATTTTTCTTTAGTTTTTCTTGGTCTCTCATAGTGATTAACTTAATATGTTAATCTTATTTATAAGACCAACTCCCCGAGTAGGGCACGATCCTACAACCTCAGTGTTAACAGCACTTTGCTCTACCAATTGAGCTATCGGGGAATATAAGGAAACATAAAGTTTCCAACAGGCACGGAGGGACTTGAACCCCCGACAAACCGATTAGAAGTCGGATACTCTATCCATCTGAGTTACGTGCCCCTGAAGACTTTCTTATTATACTACTGCTTGGGGCAGTCGTCAACCCATACAGCACAGATTCTCATTTCTCCACCAAGCAGTTTTTGTGCCTCACTGCCGTCTGATGGTTTCTCAACATATCTTGGTTTATAACGCTTATTTGATTCTTCAATGATACGGTCATACTCTGGAGTTACTTCATCAATTGCCCGATCAACATCACGCTTGACTCTGCGTTCTACTGCGTGAGGATCTTGTAAAATAAGTTCATTAAGAATACCTTGTGGAAAATACTTTCTTTGAATCTCATCCAGTAAGTCCCAAAGTCCATTTTCAGATACTCCAGTACATTGTGAGAGTGCTGCGATAATAGTTGATAGTACAATACTGACTATTATAAGTTGCTTTTTATCTGGTTTTTTCTTACCAAAATTAAAGTTGATCATAAGAGCACAGCACTCTTACTATGTATCACTCCTCAACAGATTCTTCAGTAAATTCTGGTTTTGATTCTTCTGCCACTTCTGGTTCAGGAAGTGTTACTCCAATTTGAGTTAAGTATTCAATTGCACCCTGAACTTTCAAAAGAAGCTCTCTACTTTGAAGCAGTTGCTGTTCAATTGAAGATTTTTGTTGTAAAAGATTTTGGAGATGTTGTTGTTGTTCGGTCATAAGTTTCAATTAATCTCTTTTATTTAGAAGGGAGAGATATTCACTCTCCCCATTATTCTATTGTATCAAACTTCTACCGTGATCAGACGAGAAGCATAATCATGAGCATACGAAGTGCGAGCACCATGATGCCCCCATCCAATCCAACTATACGCATAGTCCATGTAGCGGTTAATTGATTTACCAGGAGTCTTCATACGCTCCTCAATCTCTTTCCACTGGACTTCATTCGTCAGATAACGAAGTTGCGTGTGAAGATTTGATGGAGAACCACCAAACTTCTTAGCAAAATCACCCAATCCATAATAACGATTGGCAGATGTCCATTGAATCAGTCCATAACCACGCCAGCAGTTATGATAACTGGTTCTGCTACCACCTTCGCAAATATTAGGAACAAAAGTTGATTCTTGTCTAATATTGCCCATGATAGTAGCAAGGGCGTTTCTGTCTTTAATTCCAATGTCCTGAAAATAATTCAGGGCAACATTTTCATTTTCATTACACCCTTTACAAATAAGCCTTTTTTCTTTTGGCTTTTCGGGAGCAACCTCTTTGGTCGCTGTCGGTGTTTCAAACTCCTTAATAACAGAAAACGGCGCTGGTGGCGTCGTCAAAGGAGGAAATATCGGCAGTGTTGCCACGTTGGTCGTAACCGATGCCAGAAGAGGCAGGGCTACTGTAAAGAAATTTTGCACTAAACTTAATTGAACTCTACATCCGTATAGGGAAAGCGCACTTCCCTCTTCTCAGAGGGCAGACCCCACGGCTCTAATATCACATCAAATTCTCATGATGTAATCCCTGTTATGGGATTTTTCATAATAAGTTAATATTTAGGATTTGTCAAGTGTGCCAATTGAAAAACTGTCTCGCTAAATACAAATAGTTCATCATCACTAGAACAATGAAAAGATTAGCACTTATCTTTTCGTTATTCCTTACCACTCCTGCTTTTGCTGGCGAAATCACATCAAAAATCACTGACTCAATTCAATTAAGCGTTCAGGGTGCAGCGGTTCAAACAGAAAGAGTAGGAGGATCCTACGCTGTCTCTGGCACAAACATTAATGTAACAACTCTTGGAGGAGTTGGTGGAGCGGGTTCTTATGCGGTCAACACAAACGGGCAAGCATTTACTTTCTCTGAAACATCAATCACTGCAGATACTGTGGTCACCAATCAGTCGGCAGCTTCTGGAACAATTGCTTCTCCCAACCTTTATGGCAACTCTACTACTCAGTTAGGTGGAGATAAAGGTTCTCTTGCTGGTACTTTAAGTGGAACTGGCGTCCCTACAGTCACTGCTGGCGGATCTGGAACGAGTGCAACAGCACAAAGAACCATCGAATTAAGCGTATTCAAGTGAGACACATAACTCCCGTTTTGCTGGTAGCAGCGGGATTTATATCTCCCTGCTATGCTGGACCAGTCACTCCTAACTTTACGAGTGGCACAATTACTTCTGAGACTAAAACTCGCACTGAAGTGATTGAAGTTATCAAACAAATAGAATATACCACTGGGACATCTTATACAGTCACTGGTACTAACATCAACATCCCTGGAACACCTGCTCCAGGAGCGAACTATACGATCATCAATCAAGGTGCTCCGTTCCAGTTTAGTGAGACTTATCTGACTCCTGGAATTGCGAAAGAAACATGGATAGATCGCAAAACGGTAGAAGAATCTACCACAAATTCTATATCTGTCTTTACACAATAATCGGTTTAGCGTCTCCTGTATTTGCAGAAGCACCATCTAATACGAATATTGCAGGACCCTCGGCATCTGCGACTGGCAATGTAACCAATCAGGCAGTACAGGTGCTTCAGGGTCCTTTTGCTGTGAATACTTATGGTGGTGGTGTTTCATGTCAAGGTCCAACATTAAACGTTCAGACTTTTGGATACAATAGTTTATCTGGTAGCACTGACCCAACTTCATATCAACAAAATTCTCTAAACACTGGTTTGTCGGCAGGTTTCTCTATTCCTCTTGATGGTTCATTTCAAGAACTTTGTAAGACAAGAGTTCGTACAGAGATTACAAGACAACAAGCAGAAGCAGATAAAGCAAGATTAGATTTTGAATTAGTCAGGCTATTGAAGTGTGGTGAAGCAATGAAGAATGGAATTTCATTTCACCCAGAGAGTCCTTATGCAAAAATCTGTGCTGATGTTGTTGTGAAGTATCCAAGAGTACAGGATGTAGCAAATGGAAATCAAACCAATCCAAATAAGAAGTGAACCCCCACCTATCATTCCAACGATAGAACCTCCTGTAACTCGCAGAACAGGTAGAACTATTATACCTGAAATTGATATGCCCATCATTCATATGCCAGATACAACTATTAAGTATCCCGTGATTGATGTACCGACTCAAGAAGAGTTTGATGCTGCTGTCAGAGCAGAGCAGAGAAAACAACAGGAAGAGAAAGAAGAAAAGACAAGAGGACTTCCTGATGCTCAACCAGTTTTACCACAGGTTCAAGTTCCTCAAGAATCTGTACAAGACAAAATAATCAAAGAAACTAATACCACAAACACTAATTTAGGAGTGCCCGTCATTGAAGTACCAATCGTCGGGGAAGTTCCCATCCCACCTAAAGAACAAGTTATTCTTGCTGGCACCACTGCTACTGCTTCTGTCGCTGCGGCTCTTGTTGGCAAATCTTTGGTGGAATGGATGGTAAATAAAATGAAACCGATTGTTCAACAGATATTTGTAAGGGGCAAGAAACTCTTAAGTAGAGACCTTACCCCTTATGAACTTCAGATATTCTTTGCGTTTGAGAAAAGTCAATCTCTCAAGAAAGTCAATAAGTTGCTGAAAAAAGAACAGAAGAATCAAAAGAAAGAACAATACAAAAGATTTCACTCAAAGTGATTACTTCTTACGCTTCGCATCCAGTTCAGCAAAGTTCTTGACCTTTGTTCCACCATCATAATTCCAAGCATAACCTTCAGCAATCATTTGATTATTCAATGAGGTCTCTTGCCCATTAATAAACAAATGCCCGATGATTCTTCCATACTTCTCTGTACTGTCTGGAAGTTCGGTCTTGATAATAATATCTTTAGCACCTTCAAGTTTTTTTTTCAACCATTCTTTTGATTCAAGACCCATTGCCTTCTCTTTGAGATCCGTTGTTCTACTTTCGGGAGTATCAACCCCAGCAAGGCGAATTCTTTTTTCTAAACTTATAGAAAACCCCAAATCAATATCAGCATCAATCGTATCACCATCAACAACTTTATGAATCTCACGAATTCTGTAAATATATGGATCTTTATTTTCCATCAGAAAGGTAATTTAAACTTCTCTGTATTTATCTTGGGGATAGGAAGTTTCTCAAATGCCTTGTTGACTTGTTTCTCTACAACAGCACCGACGAACTCTTCTGGGTTGTCCAGAATCTTTTGTGCTTTTTGATAAGTTACATAAGCACCATAACAAAGTGCTCCACTCACCGCCAGACTTGCCGCTGATAAAATAAGTGCTAGGTTCTTCATTTCAGTAACTTCTCAATTGCGTTGTAGTAATAAACAGCATTATGGTCTTCTACACCATCAAATCTCTTATCATCAGCATCTTCTAAATGAATCTCTGGATGAGTATGAACATATCCAGTCAAGAAAGGTGGAGTTTTGGGAACAACATCATCACCGTGAACAAAACGAAGATGCTCTACATTCTTCAGTCTTTCTTTCAAACCTCTACCACCTGGACGGGGAGAACCAATTGTGATGATTGCTAGGTCTGGTGCGGACTTAAGCATTAAATCAGCAACAACAGTCGCAGTCGCACCACCAAGAGAGTGTCCCGCAAGAATCAGTTTTCTACCCTTCTCAAGTGACTCAAAGTTTAATACTAGTTCTGTAATCGTTCTGGTAGCATTATCCTTAAATCCTCTGTGAGTATCTTCACTACGGAATAAGAATTTTAGATTAGTTGCCCAGTCTGATGTTTCGTTGGTTCCCTCAATTGCGAGAATACAATATCCAGGAATACTTTTATCTACAATGAAATCATTCTTATCAGCATAAACATCAACACAGTTTTTAACTGCCTTTAGAATGACTTCTGTGGGTAGTGTCGTGTTCATCTTTCATCTCCTCGTTTGCTAACCGTAGTATATAGTAAATGATATACGCAACAAAGATAAGTCCTGGACCAAGAATCGCCATCACTCCCCAAGGAAATTCTTGAGGCATTAGAACTTACCTTCTACACAATAATCTGCTTTTTTATTTGGCGTATATTCCTTATGTCCTTCTTGTGGTTTCATCCAACCACATCCAATCAACCATTCCATCGTCATCGGAGTGGGTCTTACCTGCTCCCAGAGTGGTCCTTTCGCACACATTTCTAGGTGCTTTGCCGTTTGACCTAACTGTTCTTCTGCCCAGTTAGCATCTGCTTCCCATGGCACAGCACGACTCTGACCCATACTCTCATAAGATAGTTTAGTCATCTTCATTACCCAAGCAGGAATCTCAGAATCTTGATGGACTTGTGCCATAAAGGAAGTTTTAATTCCACCACCCATACAATCCTGAACGACGTGCCATCCTTCGTGTCGAAGTGTTCCCAAAAACTCTCTAGGATCTTTCAGAAGTTCTTCATTGATGAAAAAACGATTGTATTCTGGTTTGTATAAACCTATCGTTCTTGGTGTAAAGTATCTACTAGGACCAATATAAACTGGAACGTTCAGTTTATTAAGTGCTACCAAAATAGATTTAATTTCTGTTCTGAAGTTATCGAACTCTTTGCCAGATAAAAATGCAGAGTCTGGTGTAAGTTGTTCGACTCCTTGTGTGCATTCTCTGAGTATCATACAACCCATTGCTGCAAGGCTGTATGCTGGAACTGTTGGTTGTTTCTTTTCTATAGAATTAGCAAATGTTGGAAATGCTAAAGTTAATGATAGACCGAATGCTGTAAGGAGTTTTTTCATTCTCGCCCCTCTTGTTTATGAATCCAGACCTTCAAATCTTTTACATACTTTCTTAATATTTCTGCTTGTGATAAGTGCCAGTCATCTCCCGTTTTAATATGTGCCTTGATGTGTTCGTCAATCGCATCAAGGCACTTTTTAATTACAGGATTCCAGGGTTCCCGAATTGGAGTATTCCATTCGCGTGGCATAATACCTCATTATTTTTTCTTACCACCGTTCTTAGCCTTTTTAGCAGTAGCATTGCCCTGGTTCTGCTTGGATTGTTTTCCTCCAGCAGAACCTTTCTTACCTTTATTAGCAGACTTGGACATTATGCTCCTGTAGTGCGTGGTTGAACTTGACCTTCTTCAAGAGCTTCAACTCTTGCTTCAAGAGTTTGTGCTGCTACTTCAGGAGCAGGTGGTTCAGGCGGTGCTTCAACCACTACTTCTTCCCTTTTAGGTTCTTCTCTTTTTTCTTCTTCATCACCACCTTTCTTCATGGTATTAATACCAAAAGTAGCAGCAGAAGCAGTGAAGACGGTTGCAATGAAAGTTGGGTCCATCTTCGATAGAGCCCCAGCATAACTTGCGGTAAGAAGAGCAGCAGACCAACTCAGAATAGCAATACGAATTAACATACCAACACGATTTTCTTTGTGTTTATCCATCAGTCCGTGTGATGAAGTCTGTCTTATTTAGTTAAAAATGTATTTAATTCCCATCCCAAAACGACCATTTGAGAAATCATCAGCAGCAGTGATATATTCTCCAAATAATTTCACATCTCTACCACCAGTCTCTCCACCAAGTATTACAATCGGATTATTCATATTTGTTCGGTCTTTATCTAAACCTAAATGATGAACAGAAAGTCCTGCATACACATTACTATGCTTTTCAATTGGTAAAAGAAACTTAACACCTGCATGATTAAATCCCAATCCATCATCTTTTTCAGGAACACTACTTTGATGTTCTACAAATAATCTAACATTCTTATGAATGTCGTGCTGAATACCAAATACACCTATAGGCTCTTTAAGATTAATTTGTTTTTTAGTTGTAGGTGTTGGACTTGCAGTGAATCCTATGTAAGTTTTAATCGGAGTTACTACACCAATTAATATTGTAGATAAAACTAAGGCAACCGCATTTGCAGTGATTCCGATTTCCATAAATTAGAATCTGAATTTAATTTTGCCAGCAACAGAGTTGTTCGTGACTCCATTATTTAACCCGTGAGACGCTTCAACAATTAACAATTCTTTATAATCGACAGCAGCAGTAACTCCATAAGAACTATCAGTTCCATAAGCACCTTCTACACTTACACCAAACAGGTTATTTTTCTTACCACCAAAACGAGTTTCAAGTTTGAGACCTGCTTCACCAACGTGTGTGGTTTGGTTAAATTCATCAACACTTCTTGCAGACTGAACAGAACCACTTTCATTGTAAGCATTTCTTTTCACATTTTGAATAGTATAACCAACAAATGGTTTTACTGACTTATGAAGATGCCAGTATAAACGATTAGAAACCCACCACTCATTTCCAGTCGTAGTGCCTTCGTTATAGAAAACTCCCCCAACATTTCTTCCATATCTATAATTACTATCTGCAATCGCAGCGTTTGTATTCAAAGTAAGAGTGTTACCGTGAAGAGTATTGAAAATACCATAATGATTTTTCTTCTGATGTGACTTTGAATCAACACCATCAAGAACTATGTTAACTTGATTATACTGGAATCCAACTGTCCAACCTTTCGTAAGGTCCACTTCAATTCCACCACCAAAGATTTTAGAATCAGCAGTATATCCATCAGCATTATAAGATTGAACAAATCTGTTATTTTCAAATACTCTTACTTTTTCTTTTGTTCTTGATGGTTCGTGATTTAGAAGTCCATTGATACCATCATTGATTCCATCAAGAACTTCTAACTGATCAATGCGTCCAAAATAATCTCTGGAAGCATATGCAACATTAACAGTTGCAGCACCAGATGTAACTACGGTAGGAGTGCCATCAGTATAGACTTTTGTATAAATTGGAGTGGTTGTAGTTGTAGTTGTTCTATAAGCATTAACTTTTTGTGTCCCACCATTTTCAGATTTTGTATGCTGAACTGAAGAAACTGCAGAAACATTATAAGTTCTGGTCTTAACCCAGTCAATTACATTTGTTTGAGTAATAACAGTTGTTCCAGCGTTATCATCTGTTGTGACTGTTGTTATAACTGGTGTCCCATTTGTTGTGGTGGTAGAACCATCAGACCAAGTTATAACAGTGACTGGCGTTGTTGTGGTCGTAACTGTGGTTGTTGGAATGGTTGTTACTGCACTATCAGTATAGTGAGTCTCAGTTTGATTACCGTCTGCATCAGTTCCCATCACATGTCTGTGTGGAGTTCCAGACGTAGTTCTTGTTCCATAAGTGGTTGATGTAGTAACAATACTATTACCAGGAGCACTAGAAACTTGAGTTGGTGGTGGAGGTGTTCCACCAGTTTCATAAATGTCAAGAATACCGTTTTGGTTAGCATCACCAGAAAGAGCAGATGCTGAAAGACTAACTGTGCTGGAAAGAATCACATTATCCATAGGCATCCAGTTTACTGTTGGAGCACCTGCAGCATTATAAGTAAACTGATAATCACCAGCGGAAAGTCCAGTAAAACTTACACCCTGCCAAGAATATGAAGTTTGAATACTTGGATCATAAGGGACTAATTGAGTTCCATTAGATGTAAAGTAGTTTGTTCCTGGAATCAAACCACTTGGCATAGTCTGCTGAATCAAAGTCCAGTTGACTGTTGTTGGGGAAAAACTAGTCCCGTTGATACCTTGTAAAGTTAAAGTACCTTCATTAAAAGTAGTTCCAGGATGCCAGTTACCATACCAGAAGGTAACGGATCCGTTACCTCCACCAACATATCCTATAGAGTTGGTGTGAGATAATGCTGCTGTTGGCACTCCAAGAAGAAGCGCAGACACTGCAGCCAGCGCCTTTTGCGTGTTGGTAGACATAAAAATAAGGTAAGTTGGTGTGGTAGAAAATTCCTATGAACTACCAAACACAACTCACCTTGGTGTGGGTCTGAGCTGCAGTTTCAACTCAATGGTTGAAACTATTTAGTTATCCTTTCTTCCAGGCTTCACCTTCTGCCTTTCTTCTACGAGCAAGACCTGCTTCTACATTAGAACCAGGATTGCGATAGAGATAAAGAGCATCAGGAACTAGGTCCCACTCTTTATTCTTCAGGCGTTTAGTAATAGTATTAAAGTTAGCACCGTTGTAAAAACCGGCACCAAGATTATAAGCAAAGCTGAGCAGAGCGCCTCTTTTTCCATCTGACATTTCACTCCAATGTGGAATTTTTCTTAAAGCAGGGAGAAACTCTTTCTTACACTGCTCAATGAGAAGTGAATCTGCTTCTGCCTGTGTGAGAGTATCACCAAGTTTAAATGCTGATCCATCCTTCTTGCGGGTAGATCCCCAACCAATTGTGATTGGCAGACCACCAGTTAGAGGATCAGGATATGCCTTCAGATGACATCCTTCAAACTCTTTAATTAACTTGATGCCCATTTGTGGAACATCATCACCACCTGTTACTGGAGCTGCGGCAGCAGGGGCTGGCGCAGCACTAGTCTTTTTTCCTCTATAAATCTCCGCCCAGTCTACATTGTCCTCAAGGAACTTGACGGGTAGATTATCTTCTAACCACTGAACTGCTTTGACGTGGTTGGGGTTTCTTTCATCATAGAACTGAAAGAAATTGTGTAAGTCAACTCTTGCCATTGTTGCCTCCGAAGTATTTTTGATAAAGTTGATTTGCTTCTACGTGTTTACCGTGATTCGTCAGATCTTTGATACGTTGTAAGATCTTTCTCTTAAAATTAATCGAAGATTCTTCCCCAGCCATCGTTGCCTCCTGGACACCAACGGTGCTTAAGAACTGCTTTGGTGTAGATGGTTTTTTTACCATTCGTCACAGGTCCAGTGTAGTTATCGTTGAGAGAACCATATGGATCATTTACAAAGTATCCTTTACCATCGGGAGTCTTACCGATTACAACACACATGTGCCCACCAGTAGGTGCAGAAAGAGAACCGCGATGCAGAATACCAATAACGACAGGTTTCCCAGCATCAAGACTTTTATCAATATCAGCAAAAGACAGATTGTAACTAAAGTGTGACTTAACTCCATAACCTGCCAAAACTTTTGTTTGGACAGCATGATCCGTCGTGTCACCAATCGCAAATACTTTCGTGACATATTCATCATCACCTTTGATGCTACCTGGCTTGAGGAAAGCAAGACACATAGCACACGATGAACTGTTACAAGTTCTATGTGCATCTCTATAGTTGTCTACTTGATTGAAATAAGGAACTGCGAGAACCTCTGGCGTAGGTGGTTTGGTTCTGAACATTCCAATCCAATCAGTTTCTGCATCATCCAGAAATTCAGCAGGTAGGTTATCCTCTAACCATTGAACTGCTGCTACATGATTTGAATTCTTTTCGTCGTAAAATTTAAAAAAATTGTGAAGGTCTAGTGTCATCTTCCTCTCCTATGAACTCTAATGAGAAAATATCATGATCTGGAATTTCGGGATTCAACCATTCACTAAATTCAGATTGAATCGCATGGGCATCTTCAATGTTCCTGTCACAGAGAGTATGAATGCGGTCAACTGCCCAATCATGAGTTGTCTGAAGGGTCTCTTCCAAAGTTACCATAATCTTTTCGCATATAGCGTCCTAGAATATTGCTATTATAGTACGCGGGCGAACCATCGTCAAGAGACTCAATCAACACATTATTTAGGAAAAGCTGTTTGGTTTCTTCGTAGTTGCATTGTCCTTTTGTTTTATGGAGGCTAAGTATTGTTCTGTCGCAGGATGATTTTCCCCAAATGTCAATATCGGATTTGAGTTCAGGACAGGAGCCGTAATATCTTTTCCAATCGGACTCTGACTTAACTTTTCTAGATTTTCCTCTTGGTGTGCGGAAAGACCAGAAATACTTTCGACCAATATAACTACGACCAGTTTTATTGCAATGAATATGATATACAAAACCAAAATTATCTTGAATATCAGAAGACTCAAAAATTTCCCCATTGAATCTCCAAGGGTTTTCATAACTCATACTATGAATCTTTATGAGCTATTATTTATCTTCAACCCTAGCAAAGCGATTCTAGCAATAAAAAAGCACCCCTGTCAAGAGGTGCTTTAAGTTATGTTAGGATTTTATTATAAAGGCATTCTTGAACCTGGTTTTACTTTCGATCCACTGGGTCTAGCAGGAGGTACTGGAGTAGTTCTCTTTGCGCCGTATTTGAGCTCGTCTGCTCTTCTTTGCTCTGGTGTGATAAGAGTATTAGATTGCTCAGAAACAATGTTCTGAATGGTCTCCGAACCCATTTCAAGCATCACATAATGAGCCTCATCTACACTATCTACGTGCCCATTGGCGAGGAGATACTCAAGAACTACATCATAAGCATCCATTCCCTCTCCAAAGGGTTTCTTAGCGCCCTGATAACCTGGTGCTACTGGAGGTTGTGTTGTCTTTTTAGCGATATCTGCAGTTTGCTTAATTTCAGGTGCGGTTGAAAGTGGTTTAGCAAGTGCTGGAGTGCTGCTAGAGAATGCTGTTTTTGTTTGATTTGTTAATGGTTTTGATGCAGCAGATGCTCCAGCTCCAGCCATTTTTGCTGATTGAAGTGCTTTTTCTGGACCAGCACCAGAAGCTCTTGCTGCTTGAGCTGCCTTAAGTTCTGTAGAAGTTGGTGTTCTTCTTTCAAATGAGGTTGAACCAAGAGTTCCAGTTGCTGGTGGTTTTGGTGCAGAAGGAGCAGCACTACCACCACGAGCAGTATAACGTGCCTTCTCAGCACCTGTAAAGGCACCTGCAGTGAATTTACCAGTAGCCTTGTCTAACTTACCTTCAACACCACCTTTTTTTGCCAAAACTACTGAAGAAGGAGCTGGTTTTGCAGCTGCAGGTGCAGCAGGTCTTGCGGGAGCACCAGGAGAAGCAGGTCTTGCAGGAGCGGCAGGTTTTGATACACCAGATTTTTGTCTGGCAGCTTCCCAAGATTTATCAGTTTGAGCACCAGGTTTTGTAAAAAACTTTGTTGCACCTGCATTCGCAGCTGTTTGTAAATAATTTGGTTGTTGTTTTGGTGGTTTTTGTCCTGTAAAAACTGGGGATGGAGTATTTCTAATAGCAGAAAATACATCCATTTTTTCATCAATCTTCTCAACTTCTTCCGAAAGATTTTCTTGTTGAGGAGCACACATTGATGTATATACTTCCATCAATTTACGTGCTTCACTGGTTGAAAGTTCCGACATTTTTTTCTTTTATTTCTTTTATAATTTTATTTATAAAAAAAGAGGGTCCCGAAGACTCTCAATATACATCATTAGATTTACCATTCATCCAGATATAAGAATAATCACAATCACCAAACAAGAAATCATCGTATTCGGCTGCCCGTCTATAGGCATTCATTATTTCTTGTTCACACCATTCATCATAATTGGAATCCTGAGAAAGTATCTTTGGTAACATCTTGTTTGATTCCTCCGACAATATACGATTCGACTTCTGTTTCTTGTGGGGCAACTTGAAGACCCTTAGAACTAATCCAATGCTCAGTCCAAGGAAGTGGATTATTCTTTGCAGAAATATCATAAAGTGGTTTGAGTCCAATTGCTTTCATTCTACGGTTCGCAATCCATTCGACATACTGTTGTAGCAATTTGTCATTCAAACCAATCATAGATCCATCCTTGAACAGATACTCTGCCCAAAGTTTTTCCTGATTCACGGCGTTCTCAAATGTATTATAAACCCACTGCTCTTCTTCTTTAGAGATACGTGCCATTTCTGGATCATCACCCTCCTTCCATTTATTCAGAATGTTCTGAGTAATAACCAGATGCTGATTTTCATCACGAGCAATCAGTGAGATGATTTTTGCACTTCCTTCCATAAGTTTGAGCTCGCCAAACGCAAAACTACAAGCGAAGCTGACGTAAAAGCGAATACCTTCAAGAATATTAACGTTTGCAACTGCTCTGAATAGTTTTCTCTTGAGTTCATACCTTGCCTCTTGTGCGTATGGTACTTGTTCCAAAGCATGGACCCACTCATGAGATGTGCCATAATGCTGAGCACTATTGATAAAATCATTATATGCCTGAGTTACACTCACAGCACGTTCCATAATACGATCCTCTTTCAGAATCGTATCGAACACTTCAGATGGGTCTGAATAAACATTCTTGATGATATAAGTGTATGAACGGGAGTGGATCATCTCCATAAACTCCCATACCTTCATACACGCTTCCAGTTCAGGGAGAGAACAGTATGGAGCAAATGCCATACCAGGTCCACGACCCTGAACGGAATCCAGCATTACCTGATATTTCAGGTTGCTAGTAAAAATATGCTTTTGTTCTGGGCGAAGAGATTGATAATCTCCACGATCTTTCTGTAAGGAGACCTCTTCTGGTCTCCAAAAATAACCCAGTTGTTGTGTTGTTAGTTTGTCGAAAATTGGATACTTGTAAGAATCATATCTTTGAATTCCTAGTGGTTGTCCAAAAAACATTGGTTGTTTCTTGGTGTCTACTTCATTGGAGTTAAAAACGGTCATTGACTCGACCACTTGCTTATCCTCCAAACCTGTTTTAAATCTTACAAGACTCACAATCTTCCTCCTCTGTTTAAATTAACTTTTGGAAAAATTCTACACATTCTATTTACCTCCAAAAAATATTTGGGTTTCATAATACATTTCTTCTTCATATTCGTCAAATTTTACAACTCTCACAATCGTCTTCTTCGGCATTAGAAAGTTCCATAAGAAGTGATTGGAGGTCTTGTTTTTCTTCAACTACTTCATCAGTTTTATGGTCGTAAGTATTTTGATAATATGCTGTTTTCCAACCATAACGATAGCAAGTCAGAAGGTCCTGTGCCATTACTGAAGTAGGAACTTCATTATCTGGGTAATTTTCTGGATTATATGACCAGTTTCCAGAAATCGCCTGATCAAAGAACTTTTGCATAACAGCAACAATATGAATATACCCGCGATTGCTAGGCATATCCCACAGAAGCGTATAATTGTTCTTAAGTGTTTGATACTGGGGAACAATTTGCTTGAGTGGTCCCTTCTTCGACTTCTTAATGGACAAGTATCCGCGAGGTGGTTCGATTCCGTTGGTTGCATTTGACACAACGGAACTGCTCTCCGATGGCATCTGTGCGGACAACGTGCTGTTCCGTACTCCGTACTGCTTGACCCGCTCACGAAGCGATTCCCAATCATACTTAAGTTCGTTAGGTACAATTTCGTCTACATCTCTCTTGTAAGTATCTATAGGGAGAATGCCATTGCCATACTTGGTTCGTTGTGAATATTCACACGCACCTTTTTCTTTGGCAAGATCAACAGTTGCCTGAATTAGATAATATTGGAATGCTTCAGTAAGATCGTGGACCAGTTTCCAAGCACCAGGATCGTCATAATGCTCGCCGTGCTTGGCGAGATAGTGGGCAAGACCAATAAATCCTACCCCAAGCGAACGACGTGCCCTTGTGGCGATTTCTGCTGCTCTGACGGGGTATCCTTGAAAATCAATGAGTTCATCAAGACTCCTAACAGCAAGATCGCAAAGAACTTCAAGATCTTCGTTATCCCTAATTTTTCCAACGTTAATAGCACTAAGAATACAGAGAGCAATTTCACCATCGGGATCATCAATATGCTGAATGGGTTTAGTAGGAAGAGTAATCTCCTGACACAAGTTGCTCATCTCAACCTTATCCATAAAGGATGAGTGAGAGTTGCAGTGATCAATGTTCATAATATAAACACGACCAGTTTCTGCACGTTCTTTTAGGAGGTCCAAAAAGAGTTCTTGAGCAGCGATAGTTTTTCTTGGAATAGACTCATCTCGTTCATAACGAACATACAACTCGTCAAATCCATCAGTACCAAAAGCATCATACAGACCAGGAACTGCGTGGGGAGAAAAGAGTGAAACTTCTTCATTGCGGATGAATCGTTCATAGAACAGTTTGGAGATTTGGATACTGTAGTCTAACTTACGAACTCGATTATCTTCAGTTCCTTTGTTATTTTTTAATACTAGGATATCCTCTATTTCTTGGTGCCAGATTGGAAAGTGGACAGTTGCTGATCCACCTCTGATGCCATTTTGAGTACAGCATCGGACAGTTGCTTCAAACTTTTTGAGGAAAGGGACAACGCCTGTGTGCTGAACTTCTCCGCCTCTGATTTTAGCGTTGATGCCCCTGATACGACCTGCGTTGATACCAATTCCTGCTCTTTGAGCAACATAGCGACCAATTGCCATATCAGAGCTGAAGATGCTATCAAGGGTGTCATCAACATCAACAAGAACACAACTTGCATATTGGCGAAGTGGGGTTCTAACACCTGCCATGATTGGCGTAGGAATGTTGATTTTGTGCTTGGAGATTGCATCGTAGTACTTCCTCACGTAATCTAAACGTGTTTCTTTAGGATACTTGGAAAAGATAGTCGCCGCAATCAAAAGATACATAAACTGTGGCGTTTCATAAAGTTCGCCAGAACTTCTGTCCTGCACGAGGTACTTATCAACGACTTGACGTAGACCTGCGTAAGTAAACAGATAGTCACGACTATGATCAATGAACGACTCAAGTTTATCAAACTCTTCATCGGTATACAGGGTAAGAATTTCTGGGTCATAGACGCCTCTACCAACGGCACGAAGCACGTGCTGCTTGACCGTAGGGCATTCGTGCATACGACCAAACAACTGCTTGCGGAGAGCGAACAGAAGCAGGCGAGCAGCGACGAACTGATAGTTGGGGTGATCCAGATCAATCAGGTCAGAAGCAGAACGAATCAGAATCTCCTGAATCTCTGCGGTGGTGATGCCATCATAGAATTGAATGCCTGACTGCATCTCTACCTGAGATGCTGATACACCTGCTAGGTCTTTGCAGGCTTCTTCCACCATAACGTGGAGTTTATTTAGATCAAGGGGTTCAGTTTTACCATTTCTCTTAACGACTTTCGTTCCGTTGCTCATATTTTCTTCCAGTTGTTAAACTTAATTTTTGCTTCTAGACCTGTGTATGTATTTGATTTTAACACATCCATAACGTTAAGTCCAGCCAAAACCATATCATTAATATCTTTTTGCTGGATTGATGTTGGCCAAATAATCACCTTGTCTCCTCTGTTGATGGTTTTTGATATTCGGTTGACGATTTCTCGATTACGTGGTTCGTTATCAAAAACGTAAATATAATCGCTCCAATTAAACGACCCAATATCAACGTCGGACCCACACATAGCAACAGCGTTTTGTACAAACGTGGAGTCGAAGGGTCCTTCAACAATGTAAATGGGTTCCGAAGAATCCACTTGGTCCAGTCCATAAAGTTTGGGCGAATCATCAGAGAGCATCACGGTAATGTATTTAACAGGGTTAGGACCCAGTGCTCTTCCCTGAAACCCAATCAAGTTAGAGTCTGTATCATACATTGGTATAATAATGCGACTCTCATCCCTACCGATAGTGTCAAATGTAAGTTTTTGAGTGTTCGTCCACTCCTTAAATTTGTCAGCAAAATAAAACTTTTCTGGGTTGAGTTTCCTCTTTTCCAGATATTCTCTAGCGATTGAAACCTCTGATGCTTTGGGTAAATCCAGTTTCTTTTTAAAGACTGGTTTCGCAAACTCAAACTTGGGTTCCTCAACCACAAAGTTTCTACCCGTATGCCCTTCTTTAAACTTCTCAAGAGTATATTGCTTATGAAGCGTAGGATCTAACTCCTTGAGAAAATTATTGAAGGATAAACTTGCTCCACAGTTATGACACTTAAAGTTCGTGTTATTCTTGACGGGGTATAAGTATCCTCGTGCCTTTGTTTTGTTACGTTGAGAGTCACCACATATAGGGCAGCGGAAATTGTAGAGATCTGCTTTGACCCTCTTGAATTTTTGAAGACGCGAAGATACGAGTCCAATATACTTGGAGTCAATCAGATCCATTATAAAAAGGTTATTACTTCGTGCGTTCTATTGTAGCAGGAGTTGGCGTAGGGGTCAAGAAAGTTCTAACGACTGGAATGATATTAATAACTATTAAAGCAGAGGCAATAATCGCTCCAAATTGCCATCTAAATTTTTTAAGTTCTTCTACTACTTTTTCTAAAGTTTCTATTCTTAATACAACTGCTTTATGATCTTCTTTATTTTCTGTCTTTAGATCTTCAATCATTTTAACAAGAAGTTCATCAGTCTTTATACTTTGCTCAATCCTCTCATCATGCTTTGCAAGAATTGTAGCAATACGTGAATTGCCTTCTGATATTTTATCTACCGCTGCCTCTAATTTGGCAAGCATTTCGCGGGATAAGTCTTCATAAATGCCGAGTTTAGATTCAAGAACCGCTAATTTTGATTCTTGGGAAAACATTTTACTTTAGTCCTTTTCTCCAACGTGTTCTTGCGCCAGGATATGTACCTTTACCGATTATTTGTGGTGCCTTTCTTCTAGTTAATCCCATCACAGAATTTTTTTTATCTTTAAAGACTGGTGGAGTTTCCGTATTTGGATTGAATCCAAGACCAGCGGTGTTTGCAGAATTTGTTGGCACTGCTGCAGCACCAGCATCTTCTTTCAATTCACGAATAATTTGAATTAATTTATCTACCTTATCCATTAAATTTCTTGCAATTGAGAAAGACACTCATTATCTTCTAGAATATCATGAATTTGAGTTCTAGGATATTCCGGAAAACGATTTAAAAATAAAAGAAAACTTTTAATTGATGGCCATAATTCCTTTTCTAAATTATAGAAAAGTAAAGGAACTGCAGCGTCATTAAAAACATTAAACAGTATAATCAAATGATTTAAAATTAAATGAGTTTTTAATTCACCAGTGTTCTTATATTTTTTCAATAATCTTTTTATATAACGAATTCTTTTCAAATCAGTTTCAAAATCCTCCATCGTCACCGCTTGAGGATTATCATAGAATTTTATAGCAAATAACATGTAATTGTCTTCATTCAATTCATCAAATCTCATAAATTAATTATCTTGGTGTAGGATACAGAATGCTATCAACTCCTGTGGAAATTCCAGATCCAGCTACTAAAACTTCACTCTTAACTCTTAGATTTCCATGAGTATCACGATAGGTTAGAATACCAACCCAACCCTGGTGTGTAAATCCACTATATCCAACAGCGACGGAAGACGTGCTGGTAGAAATACCATAAACTTGCTTATCATATCCACCAGTATATCTCTTAAATGTAAGAGTAGCACCAGTAGCAATTCCAGCACCAATGGTTGAGGCTAAGGTTACTTGTGTAGAACTGACGCTTGAAATTAAAACATCAACACCATTATTTAATAGTGTATCTCCAGCAAGAACATCAACACCGACAGTATTAAGTCTTACAATATTTGTTCCAATTCCAGAATTTGTAGATGCCGTTCCCGTTACACCAAAATTATTAAGAGTCTGTGCCCTATCAAGTTTATTACTGTATCTGTAGTCAAGAACTGTATACTTAGGAAGTTCACTAATATAAAAACTTGTTGCAGCGATTGCAGCCCCGCTTAAACCAGCGGTAGATCCGATGGTAAGTTGAGTAGTGCTTGCGATTCCAACAATTACAGCATCTCCAAAATATGTTCCACCACTACCTCTAAATCCAAAACGAATAACATCGCCAGTCTTAGCAGCTCCGACATTGCCGAATGTTGTTCCAGTTCCAGTAACGATTCCAGTTGCATAGTTCAGAGTTACCGTTCCACCTGAACCTTTATTATCATTATTTCCCCAGAGAGACATGTGCCTTACCTGTAAATTTCTTTTATTATATTGATATTTATAAAAAAAGGAGACCTTAAGTTTGGTCTCCTTCTATTTAGTTTCCAGGAGTTAAATCTTTAGCACCCTTATTCTTCAATTGTCCTTGGACTTGTAAAAGAATGAGTGAAAGAATACCGTTTGATTTTACCTTTGGGTTTGCTCCAAGTGCTTCCGAAACTGCAAAAAGAACAGTTGCGATAAGTGCCTGATTTGCTAAACACCAAGCGACTAATGCCGACATGATGACCTCCGTGTGAAGAGTATCCTCTCCTATTTATGAATCACATTAATGATCCTTTGCCATGTTTAGCAATAATAGATTGCCTTACAAGGTCTATTGCAGAAGGAGCACTTGATCTTCTTTTTCTCTTGCGTTGAGTTCCTGGTGCAGGTGCAGGTCTTGCAGGTTTCTGATCCTGATTAGCACTCACACCACCAACTTCTTGTCTTCTATCTCTTGCTCTATCATACTCTTCCTCACCAAGGACTTCACCTTCTGGTTCATAAGAATTATTTTGCGCCTGCCTCAATTGTTGCATATTTCCACCTGTTGCAAGTGGAAGTGTATTATTCTTTGTTGCATTATCAAGTGCTTTTTTCACTGGCTTATCAAAAACTCTTTTAGCTATTGCTGGTGCGGCAAGAAGAGCAGCACCTGCGGCAAGTGCTGGGAGCATTTCATCGATTTGCTCACCTTCTGGTTCATAAGAACACTTAAGACCCATTGCTCTCAATTTGTTTTTGGCAAGATTTACAGCAGTTGGAATTGAACGAGGATCCATTTCATCCTGCTCTTTCTTTGCTTTTTTATCTGCTTGAGCGACTGTTTCTTCAGCGACTCTTTTTGCTACAGAAGTTGCAATAGCATAAGTCTTGGCAGTTTTACCATACTTTTTTTTCAAACTTTTAGCAATTTCTTCTTTCTTTGCCGTTTCTGCTGCTGTCAAAGTTTTTTCTTGAATTAACTTATTAAGTTTAATCTCAGCTTCTGAAAGAGGATTACCTAGCATATCATAATGAGCGACTTGCATAAATGACGAGGATTTCTTTCCACTACCAGGAACTTCTGGTGCAATTACAACTTTATTTTGCCCCTTCATTACATCAATTTTTTTGGTATTCGCATCTGGATTATCTTTTTCAGTATTCACTTCACCAAGAAACTCTTCTTTTTGGGTTCCTCTAGCAGCAATTGCAGCACCACGCGCTTTTCTACGATTTAAAAGATACTTATCAGACTTATCCTTATCACCATCATTATCCACATCACCATCTTCTTTTCCTACTGGATCTAAACCTTTACCTGCCTTTACTCTTGCAGTATTTGCACCCTTTGTTTTTTCTTTTTCAGAATCCAACTTGCGCTCACTCATTTCAACTGAAGCGATATTTGGATTCGCACGAAGTTCGGCAATCTTTTCACGAGTTGCATCACGCGTATAAGTATTTCCAGTTTTCTTATCAGTTACAATAATATGATAGAGTCTTTCTCCTTGTCTATTAACCTTTGAATATGCTTCCTTTAATTCTTTTACTTGCTCCTCAATATTTGGTGTCGATTTCTCTACAAAAACTTTATACAGTGCATTTGCAACACTTTCTGTTGCCAATTCTGCACCATTATCAAATTCTTCTTTTCTTACAGCAGGTTTAGGAGCTCCCATCAATTTTTTCTTTGCAAGTGCCTTAACTGGACCTGGAGCGGGAGATTTTGCCAATTGAGCAAGGTATGCTTTGGAAACCTGAGCAGGATTCATGTGGGTTGCACCACTCATGCTTTTTTTAACCTTATACTTCACATCAGAAGCAAGTTGAGATGCTTGCTTTTCAACATCAGTATCACCAGCGGCGTGTCCACGATGAGGTCCACCTGTAATTTTAGCCATGGAAATTTTTTACTTTACTTTTTTCTATACTTATTTATGAATTCTTTTATATTAGAACCTTTATATGCCTTTCCACCTGGTTGAAGATTTTCCTTTCCAGTTCCAATTGCACCAGGAGTCATGTCAGAAAAATGTCTAAAGGCACCTAAAGTTCCCATGAGAGTATTAGGATGAATCTTATCTCTCATTTTACGATCCATTCTAACTTCAGTGTATTCAGTTAAATCTTTAATCCAAGATTTAAACATTTGACCAGATTCGGTGACACAAATTAGATAATTGGTGCCTCTACGAATAATACGTCCAACTAATCCAGTATTTAAATTTTCAACTTTTTCACCCAGTTTAAAGATAGACTCTGTAAGATAATTTTCACGAAGAGTCTGAAAATCAAACTTAGGTGCAATCTGCCAGATATCCCATCCTTCTTTGACACTCATAGCGCCACGAAGAATGTTAAAAAGTTCTTTTGCTTCTGCTGGTTTAACTTCAGGAGGAAGACCTGAACGGAAAGTTTTAAAATCTCCTTCTGCTGCAGCAAGTCTCATTCTTGATGCGGACATGCCCTCAACTCCTTGTGCATCAGGATCTCTATCACCAGCAGAGACAACTTCAATATTATCAAAATTATAAAGTTGTCCATTATATTGACCAGAAAGTTTTTCAAATTCTTTAACTCTATCAGCACCACCTATAATTCTTACACCAGCATATCCATTATTATGTGCCATTTTTAAAACATCAAAAATGGTTTTAGTATTAGCATCGTTTACAATATTGCCAGCATGATTTGGATAAAACTTCTGCATATAAGCAATCTTTGTATCAGGATCAAGAGGATTCTTTTTCTTATCTTGACTTCTTGATGGGAAGATTAAATATTGTCCATCTTTATCTTGAGATGCTGCCTGTGCTGCAACATCCATTAATTGTTGGTGCCCAATTGTTGGAGGATTAAAACGACCAAAAGCAATAGTAAGAGTTCCTTTTGTTTTGGGAACTGGAAGATATTGTGCAGGTGGTTGTTCTTGTGCTGCTGCTTGTTGCTCTGGAGCAGGTGGTTGCTCTGCAGGTGCCTGTTGTTGTGGTTGTTGGGCAATTGCAGGATCCTGATATCCAGGAGACGCAATTGTTTTTTCCTTTTCAGTTTGTGGTCCGTCTTTTTGTCCTACTTTTTGACGCTTATTATAAAACTTTAATTGTCCACCAACAGTTTTTGCTACAAACTCTCCTTGCTTATCGTACCATCCACCATGGTTATCTCCAACAAGTCCAAGACGTGCTGCTTGTTGAGATGCTGTTGCTTCTGTTATGAACTGGAAAAAACTTTTCATTATCTACTTTATATTATGTGTATTCTAATACTCTCTTATAATTATTATTTATTTCATACGAATCTTGAAATACTCCTTCCAGCAATTGGTTGTATAATGACTCTAGCACCTTTTATTCCATGGTCGCTACGATCTCCCTTGTAAACGCCTAAAAACACAGGTTCATAACCACCATTTATTCTATCGCCATTATTTAACTTATGACCAGAACAAGTTAACTCATAATATCTTCCCCTATTTTGCACATTCAATATTCCTTGCATAGTAACATCCACATTATTCTCACCCTTTACACCACCATATCCACTTCCATACACTGCCATTTTTTTCAGATTTTCATCTTGAATTTTTCTACCAACGGTTGTAGCTGCTGGCATTCCATTAGGAAACATTTCTTTTAAAGTGTTTATAAATGCTTGGGTTTCTGGATGATTATAAATCAAAGGTTCTACTCGTTGAGATGTCCCAGACCATTGTTGAAATGCTTTTGGTCCATCACCAGCTTTATGAGAAACATGCCCAACATATCCAGAAATTCCTCTAAAATGGAAATCACACTTGGGTGTTCCAGGAGTACTTTCACATAGACCAACTTGATACGTTGTTGCTCCAACCTTTAGAGGTATAAGTTCAGAACCTAATTTATCAAAGACTGCATTTAATTGCTGGTTTATCCTTACAATTTGAGCATCTTCTTGTGCAGTAGTCGCCTGTGTTCTTCCAGAAAATTCAGAATCTTTATATATTTGAGTTAAACTTACATATTGCCCAGAAACAGTTGGAAGCATTATAGATCTTCCACTCTTAAATCTTTCAAAATGACTAATACTAGTTAATTCTTTTAAGATAGATTTATCTAGTTTTACTTTTGAACCATTTGATTCCGATAAAATAAAATCCTTACCCGTTCTTATCCTAGTCAAAAAAATATTAAAATTATTTCTTTTTGCAAGTTCACTTGGACTTAGACTGGCCATTTTTATTTTTATTTAGAAGTGCCCAAGAGAGGACTCGAACCTCCACGCCGAAGCACATGATCCTAAGTCATGCGTGTATACCAGTTTCACCACTTGGGCAATGGAGAATAGGGGACTCGAACCCCTCACCCCTGCCGTGCAAAGGCAGTGCTCTACCAAATGAGCTAATTCCCCAATGAGACCATTATATCACCGAAGTGGCATAAGGTCAAATAGTTCTGGATGAAGTTGACCATACTTTCTCATTAATTCGCCTGCTTTTGCATTTGCTTGATTTTCAGTTGGACTTCCAGCATGAGAACTTTTACGGTCTAAACCTTTTTCAATATGCTGCTTATAATGAACATATTCATGAGCAAGAGTTCTCAATATATCAATAGGATGACGATTGATAATACTTAAGTGAATAGTATTATCTTTTGTTATTTCCCCGAATGCTGCAATTCTTTTTGCAAAGTCAGCATCATCTATAAGAATTACTGGAATATCATAAGTAAGACGCAACTCTCTTTTTAAAAAGACAACGAATCTCTTTAGAATTGCGTCAAACTGAATTTGAGTCGTTGGTCTTCCTTTTCTTTTGCCAAGAAGAGACATATTTTTTGAAATATTTATCAAACGCCAAGCACGGCACCAATGCTCTCATCAATGTCTTGGATGACTGTACGAATATCAGAGATGCGGGGAGGAACACTTACTTCATCATAAGTATATCCTTTTTGTGCTTCAAAAAGGATTTGACGAACTGCAGCGGCAGAACGGGCATCCATTTTAATTGTTACTTTTTTATCTTTAGTCATCGGTCGTCAGCAGCACGGTTTTCAGAGAAATAAACATCAAAAGCACCTTCAGGATAACGCTTGAGAAGTTTTTGAACATTACGAGCAACTACTTCGTCAAGAGTTACTTCAAGTGCCATACAAGCCTGGGCAACATACCACATAATGTCACCCAGTTCGATAATCATATGCTCTCGATTATCTTCATTGAAAGGTTTGCCTTGGAAGATCATTTTCTTTACGATTTCCATAAACTCACCGCCTTCAGCATTGATACCAACAGCAGCAGTCAAGAGACGCTCAATATTGGCGCCCTTCTCATCAAGGGCAACAAGACGGTCAGACAGAGAAAGAAAGTCTTTGGATGCATCGGAAGTTACAGCATCCACAAACTCGGCATACTTATCAAAATTAACGTGTTTAGCAGTTTCCATTAAAATTTAAATCCTTCAAACGACTTTTTAGGTTTCTTGTCTTCGTAATCATTATACTCGTCTTCGTTTCCAGAGTCAAGTATGTCTTTTTGTGCTGACTGTTCACAATCGTACAGTCTCATTTTAGCACGATCAATACCCACAATGAAACGCTTAAAGATTGTGGGATCATTGTATCTGTTCTTCAACTGCTTCACCATAATCTGTCCCAACCCCTCCAACTCTTCAGTGCTAATAAGGGCAAACATAAGATCAGCAGTAGCAGGGAGACCAAAGGACTCACTAGTATCAGTAAGTTCAACATCAGAGTTCCCATAACCACTGCGGGTAGTCTGGGTAGCAGAGACAATGGGAACATTGAATTCCACCGCCAAACCGCGAAGTTCTTCTGCAATTGACTTGATATATGAATAAGAATTGATAGAGCTGTTTGCCTTATGCCTAGAGGAAGCACAAATATTAAGGTAATCAATGAAAATAATATCAGGTCTAAATGATTTCTTAAGAGCAAGTTCATTGAGAAGTGCCTTGAAATGTCCTGAATGTGCAGAAGCAGTGGGGTATTCTTTGATTACCAAAGAACCTTGTGTCTTCTTTGCAATACTATTTACTTTCGTTTCAAACATTTGGCGCGGTAAATCAACCAGTTGTTGAATCGGGACATTGAGAAGGTTTGCGTCAATTCTTTCTGCAATTCGCTCTTCCGCCATTTCAAGAGTGATATAGAGTACATTCCTACCCTGTAACAAGGCGGCGCTAGCCACATGACACATAAACAGTGATTTCCCAACACCCGTTCCAGCGAGAGCAATATTGAGAGTCTTGTTAGGTAAACCACCTTTAGTGATTTTGTTGAAATATTCCAGGTCAAACTCGATTTTATCTTCTTTACGGTGGTAAAATTCATAACGCTCCTCATAATTCTGAAGATAATCGTGTCCGATATTGTTATCAAATGATACTGCTAAAGCATCAGAAAGAATGCTTGGAATCGCATCACGATTTTTCTTCCCATCATTACCATCAGCAATATGAATTGATTCCATCAAAGCAAGATAAATTGCTCTATCTCGACACCACTTTTCAGTCGTATCAAGCAACCACTGCTGTTCCACAACACCATTATGAAATCCAGAATTGAGTTCCCGAATCTCTTTAATTTCAGACTCATTAAGGTCTGTGCGATTTTCTATCTCAATCGCAAGTGCTTCTGTTGTAATTGCTGATCCATATTTAACAATGAACTTAACAATTTCCTCAAATACGACCTTTTCGGATCTTTGCTCAAAATAATCTGGTTGTATAAAAGGTATGACTTTTCTGGAGTAATCTTCATTGAATATCAGGTTTCTTAAAATTGTAAGTTCAAGTCGTTCCATTACTTATAATGCAAATAGGCACTCATAATATACTTTGGACCACTGATAGGAGGTTCCCCCTTATGAGGAAACATCCAAAGTGGAGGAAACATAATTAAAGTTCCCTGTTTTGGTTGAATTTGAACATCCTTGAAAATAGTTTGACCACCACTTTCAACGTCATTCAAATACCACATAAACGATAAAAATCTACGGGCGGTCCCATAGTCTACCACATCTACGTGCGTATCAAACTGATCAACACCGTTTGGTTCGTATTTTTTAATACGAAATTGTTCTAAAGCGTGATCTTCTGGAAATACACGCTTATCTACAAACTCATAATACTTATCACGATATTCAAAAATCTTTTTGATGATATGATTATGAACCTGACTAACTTCTGGGGTTAATTCACGATTTTCTGTAATATTAAACTGAGTAAAGTTAGGTTTTCCTTCGTTATCAAGGCGCTCGTGTTGATCAGGAACCTGATCAAATAAACTAATTAAAAAATTACATACATCAGGTTCAAGAGCATTCTCGTAGATATGAATGAGATCTTGAAGTTCATCCATAGGAGAATTCGCCTTTAGCAATCACATCCAGTTTCTGCATTACTTCTTCAGTAAAGTATTCTTCTGGATTTGCCAAAATCTGTTTGGCATAAATTTTCTTACCATCCATTTCATAACGCCCCGCAACATTCTTCCAGAGTCCGCCGAGTTCCCCGAGTTCCAGAAGACCATAATAGCGATCAAGACCACGCTCATCATAAAATAAACGGACTTCAACGTCTTGGTTCTCCTTACTTAAACGCGACTTAGCAGTCTTTGCCTTGATAATGTTTCCAACGACTTCTGTTCCATCTTTTTCTTTTTTCTTTGAGAGATATATGATAGTAGAAGCGGCATACTTAAGACCACTACCACCCCCCATCTCCTTAGTAGGAACATAAGCACCGATGACATCGTAGGTATGGTTGGTTACAATCATTGGAATATTCGCCTGCCCCAACTTAAGGGTAAGCATACGGAAAGCACCTTTGACAAGTTGTGATTTGGTCATGTCACGAACCTGCTTATCATTCAGTGCATCAGTAATCTCTTTCTCGGTTGAGAGCATACCCAAAGAGTCTAATACAAACATACAAGGTTTGCGTTCTCCTTCAGGTTTTTTTAAGTAAATATCTACTGCCTTGAGTGCCTTTCCACGAAACTCTTCAACAGTAACAACATTGACAACCACAAGACGAGAAGTATCAATTCCACGTGATTCTAATAGGGATTTGGTAATAGCGGCTTCAGTATCAAAGTAGAGACAATAACCATCGGTATTATTGTCAAGGAAATTCTTAACCACAGCGAGAGAAAAGAAAGTCTTTCCAGTACTAGACTCTCCAGCAATAGCAGTAATCTTATTGCCAGATACACCGCCAAATATACTACCTGAAACCAGTGCATTAAAAATGTACGAACCCGTGTCAACATAAGTCTCAGTCTCATCAATATCAGAAGCGAGTTTCGTATACTCGCCACCAACTTCTTTTACAATTTCTTTTAGAAAATCCATCAGCACACCATCCCGTATTCTTCACGAAGTATTTTTTTATAAGGTAAACCTTGTTCTTTAAGTTCTTTAACCAGTTTCAGTTTATGATACAAAGCGGCATCTCCACCAAAACCAAGTGCCTTTACAATCGTATCCAGTTCGTTATCATTAATAGGCAAGTCCATTAAGCAAAAAATAGTTCAAGGTTTACGGTTTTTTCCACGTTCCATCCAATAGAATCAAGGATGGATTTCAGTGGTTCTACAAAACTCTTTTCAAATTGTAGTTCATAGTCGATGTATTTGTCAAGACCAAGTTCTTTGGGAAAATCTTGAATAAAAGAAATAATATTTTCTTGAATGATATTTGGTTTTTTTAGATAAACAAACTTGATCTTTTCACCATTTGCAATGAGTGAATACTTGTTTGTCAGTTTTTTTTCTTTTATGTAATGATTAAAAAGAAGTGCTCCACGAATATGAATGGGAGTTCCTTTGTTGTAAATATCGGAAGATGAATAATACTTACGAACATCAGAAGCAGTTCGTGGAAAAGCAATCTGTTCTGGTGGTAAAGATTTAAACTCTTCGCGGCACTTATCAATAAAGTTGATCACATCTTCTTCAGTTCCACTCATCATTAGTTTCAGACCATCCTTAATCATCTGACGGCAAGGAGCAGGAGTAGAAGACTTAACTGCCTCAATGCCCATCATCTTCAGTTTAGGTTCTTCATAACGAACACCTTCGCTATCCCAGACGTTCAGAATGTATCGTTTCTTGGCAGTCCAGATTCCACGTTCAGCAATGTTCTCACGCTTCATCTGCATCTTCTGGTCATATGCGTTCACATAGGTCGCCAGTTCTTGGTAGCAACCTTCAATATACTTTTCAAATTCCACCTGACAGACCTTATCAAGGAACGAAACAACGCTTTGAGTAGTTTTCTCTCTTCCCTTGTATACACTTTCAACCAAAGGACCCATATTAAGATAGATAGAGTCAGTATCTGAAGCAATAACATAATCCACTCCGTCAGTTTTTAGAATCTTATTGAGATAGGCATTCATCTTGTTCTCAATCCAACGGATAGAAACCTGACCAGACAAGGTGATTGCCTCAGCATTTGCTAGTTTGTAGTAACGGAAATACTGATTGCCGATAGCACCATAAGCAGAGTTAAGTTGAATCTTCCTCGCCATTTGGATGTTGTTGCACCTTGCAATCTCTTTTTCCAACTCTTTCGTCTTTTTCTTTTCATATTCTTGTTTAGCAGCAAGCATCTTCTTTTTGTAAATGGTGCGATCTTTGTAGATCTTTTCCATCAGTTCTGGAAGAAATCCACGAACATCCTTGCGGAACATTGCACCGTTCGCGCAAACCGCGTAGTCTTTATACAACTCAAAGTTAGTCTGTTGATTGAGAATTTTATCAACAGTTACATTTGGATGCCTCTCTTCCAGAAGAGTTTCTGGCGAGATGTTGTATTGCATAATGAGGTGAGGGTATAGCGAGTTGAGGTCAAAAGACACAACCCAGTCATACTTTCCAGGAATAGGTTCCTTAACATACGCACCAGCATACTTGGAATCTTTATCAGAACGTTCTTTAGGAGGAATCACAATGTTCCTCTTTTTCAGATAGTTGTAGATGATGGTATCCCACATTCGGACTTGTGAAAACACATCTGTATAGTTTGCTTTGGCGTCATATGCCATCGTCAAAGCAAGTTCAATCAGTTTCATCTTGTCTTCCAAACGGTCAACAAGTTCTACGTCGATGATGTTATATTCTACAAACTTCTGCCAACCTTTGGTATAAAAGTCTTTGAAAGTATCAAACTCAGAGTGGTCAAGTTTTTTCTGACCAAGTTCTACACTTGCAATATAATCAAGACGATAAGATTCCTGTGCTTTGTAAGTAAACTTCTTATAAAGATTCAGATAATCAAGTTGACTAATACCACCAACATCATATGAAATATGCTTACGACCAGCAATATAAATCTCACTTTCAGTCACAAGACCCCAAGGAGACATGCGCTTCATGAGTTTTTCACCAAGAACACGATCAAGACGGCGAACCAAATATGGAATATCATACAGTTCAGTATTCCAACCAGTCACAACCTCTGGAGTATTATCCTCAACCATCCACCAATTGATGAAATCCATAAGAAGATCACGCTCATTATCAAATGAACGGTAAATTACATTATTCTGCTGATTCTTAAATGGACCCATACCCCAAGTACGAATCTGTTTAGATGAATAGTCCTGAATCGTAATCAAGAGAACTTCCTCGGCAGCAGACTCTACATCAGGAAATCCATTCTCTGATGCAACCTCAATATCAAGAGTGGTAACCTTAACTTTACTAATGTCAAACTTCAACTCTTCCTCTGGATACATTTCAGAAATGTACTGATAAATGTATTGACTGTTTCCGTAGATCTTAAAGTTTTCTACACCCTCATACTTTTTAATAAACTCACGACAATCACGAACGGAACCAGGATGAACTGCTTCCACATACTCACCATTTAGAGTCTGATATTTAGTTTTCTTTTGAGAAGGGACAAAAAGAGTCGGGTTAAACTTCTCACGGGTCATAAAGTGTTTACCATCTTCATAACCACGGACCAAGAAGTGATCCCCGACCATTTGAACGTTTGTATAAAAGCGCATTATGCAGTCAATTCAAGATACTTTTCAATAATTTCTTCTTTTGGATCAACAATAGTAAGAATACTATCAGAGTGAATCATCATTTCTCTTTGGTCCGTTATGTCTGGCCAAGGAGTTAAATTTCCTTCAGCATCAATGCGGAACGGATTAATTAATTTACAATCTGGTTCTCCAAGTTCGGAACCGATTTCGATAATTTCAGTAACAATTACGTTATCAACTTTCAGTAAAAGACACTTGACTGTCTTGCTCATTTACTTTCTCCTCATACATTTCTTTAATGGTTTTAATTGGTTCCACAATTGTAACAATCCAATCTGGTGGAACTGGAATTTGTTCATCATTTGTTAAAATGATCCAAGGAGACAAGGATACTTCTAAATCTCCTTTTTGACTATCAGTTTCTTCTGCTAATAGAATAGTTTTTCTAGTTTCAACTTTTTGTGGTTTTGTAAATAGATATCCACAAACCTTATCATCAGAAATCAGTTCTTTGGCATCAGAAATGATTGTTTCTCCAGATTTTAATAATGCTAACTTGATTGACATTTTTTAATTTATCCTCCAGTCATTATAGGACAAAAAAAGGGGGAAGTCAACCTGGATTTTGCCAGGGACTTCCCGCGCCGACGATATTCAGAATTATTTATTCTTCTTCACACCCTCTTCCACCACCACCAGGATTAAATGGAACCGCTTTGCCAGCAGGAACTTTTTGGGATTTACCTTTTAAATAAACCGTATGTGCCTTTGCCATAGGATATTTAATGGTTTTTATTTCATTCAAAAACTGGGTGAAGGTCTTCATTTAAGTTTTTCTTTTATTTAGAGATAGTCTTTTCTTGCATGATGCTCTGGAACGATCTTGCCAAGTTTAACAGTTAGCAATCCATCCTCAAATAAGACTTCCCGAACTTCCGTGTCATCGGATAATGTCCACGCTCTCTTGAAAGATCGTTGAGCCAGTCCCTTATGGACGTAGTTGGTGTCAGATTCCCGATCTTCCTTTTGCCCTTCGACAAAAAGTTTTCCATACTCTGTGTATACATGTACTTCCTCCTTTTTAAATCCAGCAAGTGCAATTTCTAATCTTGATTCAACATTACTCAATTGAACAAGATTATAAGGTGGGTAATTAGAAGTTGTTTCATGAAGATTAAATAGACGATCAAAATATTCGTCCATTCCAATACTGTTGCGTGCGATTCTTTCCATTAATGCAGGAAGATCCGACGCAGTATAGCGCATGAGGTTAGTCATTATGGTAGCTCCTTTAAAAGCGAGTTTGTATTTTGTGGATCCTTACGGCATCCATATCTAATTATAATAGTTTTATAAAAAAAGCGGGTCGTGAGACCCGCTCTTTATCATTCGGCATCCTCTACCTTTTTCTTTTTAGCACCAATATTATACTTGGTTTCCAGAATCCAGTCTCCCTTATCCTTATAAGCAAGGACTTTAATTTGATTCAGAGGAGCAATATCCTGAATCTTTTTAAGATCAACAATCTCAATCAATCCCCAATCTGCAAGAAGTTGGGCAATACGATTGCGACGCTGAACATCATTCACAGTCAAGTTTGCGTGTTTGCCATCCAGAGCAAACAGTTCCTTAAAGTGAACGAGATAATACCTACCTTGCTTGTGTAGAATATGGCAAGACTGATAGATTTTCTTTTCCTTTCTTGAAGCAACTCCGATTCGGGTCAAAGTCTCACGAACCTTAAGAAAATCATCAGGTTCGTTGAGGATCACTTCCACCATTTGGTCGGGCGTCCACTTCACTTCAGGTTCTTGAACGACACTCATTTTGTTCCTCCAGTTTCAAATTTCGATTTAATAAATGTTAGTTGTTCTTTGGTAAGAATCCTCAAAGCTTGTTTTGCCTTCTCATTACTATATCCATAATAACGTTTGACATAATCAAGGTCTTTGATTTTATCTTGACGGAGCCAGGGAGAAAACCTCTTCTTTTTCCTCAGACTATTTATAAAGAAGTCATATTGCATCTTCTTTGGGAGGAAATGATATCGATTCATTTCATTTGCAAACATAATACAATCAATGTGCCCAGAAAGGCAGCGATTGATAATATAGGGAGCATATTCCTTCTCAAGTGAAGGATCTTCGTCAATCAGGTGTTGTTTCGTTTGATTGATCGAGTTTAACCAGTCCTTCAATTCAGTCATTAATTAAACCTTCTTTTTTTAATTTATCGTATTTGTAGCAACCAGCAAAACTAAACTGAATTTTTGGACCTTCAGTATAATTAGATAACAAAAGTTCTTTACGTTGTTTTTGTTCACGCATATATTCACCCACAGAACGCATCGTGTAAGTCAAATCAAACTCAGCAGCGTTCCAGTTCTTAAACCGATCTTTTACAAGTTGATCGGAGTTATAACTAATCAACTGATCCATATTGTTAGCATCGCAATCAGCAGCAAACTTATCGTGATCAAATCTTTTGTGCATTGATCCCCTATTCCCGTAGAGATTATCCTTAATGTCATAAGGAGGATCGAGATACATAAAAGCACCTTTGTTTCCATCCATCAGATAATCATACGAGTAATTAGTTATACGCCAATTCTCAATCAGTTTAGAATACGCAGGCAACTTTTCGATCCCTCGCAAACTGAAGTTGGAAACGGAGGCTTGTTGAGAAAATGATGAACTCTCCGTGAGACCACTGAAACTGCACTTATTGACAATATAGAAAGCCACAGCACGATCAATGCTAGGCAAACTTTGGTCATTAATTTGCTCCTTTGCTTTAAGAAAGAGATCTTTTGCGAGTTCTGGAGTATTGTTTGTTGTCTTAAGATCTACCAGTTTATCCTTAAGATCAATTCCAAAAATCTGGAGTTGCTGCCAGAAATTTACAAGAGGTTCGTATAAATCATTTACCCAAATATCTAGGTATGGATACTTCTTGGTGATATAAATTGCAACACTTCCACCACCAAGAAATGGTTCGCGGAACTCATCATAATTGCGAAGGTCTGGAAAGTAAGGTCCCATCTTTTCACAAGCACGGGACTTACCGCCAGGATATCTTAAACAAGTTTTAAGAGACTTCATAATCTTTAGGATGATACTTCAAATACTCTCTAAAAGTGAGTTTCATTTCTTTCTGTGTCATACCACAATGCTTTGCGGCAGCAGGAACAGTCATTTTAGCACGAAAGAGACCTTCATTTGCCTCCTTCACATTTTCAGGAGTTGTTTTTACAGGAACCTCATAAAGAGATGCCTTATTAATTTTGAGCAGACCCATTTATACACCTCACAGAAATTTGAACGTCTTTAACTGACTGTGCCATTTCACGATACCCAGTTCCAACATAAAGTTGCCCAGAGACAACGGCAACAGCACAAACGCCCCAGAAGATATAATACCACTTGGATTTGACTTGATGTTGCTTTTTCAGTTCATCAAGTTCTTCGTGAATGTCCTGATGGTGAAACCTTAAAGGTTTTTGTATTAGTGCTTTGAGTTTTTTATTTTTCATTTGAACTCGCATTCTACCATAATTTCCGTCAATGCAGCAAGAAGATTTATTTCCTGGTCAACCACGAACGCACATTGGTATTGATACTTAGCAATAATAAGAACGGCAGCGGGGATAGTCGCGGGTGTAAGACAATCATAAGCGGAGTCATAAACCCTGCGAAGAAGATGAGAAGCGTCGTTGTCCAAGTTGGCGACCACCCACTTTCGGACTTCAGTAAAGTTCTTATCTTTGAGAGATTTAACCAGTTCATTTACAGAAACATCAGAAAAACTTGCAAGAATACCAGGATCAATTTCTCCACCAACAGAGTACCTTTGGCACTCATTAAGAACCCTACGCCAATCGGGGAAGTGCTTGTTAATCAGTTCGGCAAGGACTTTAGGATCGTATCGTACACCTTCCGCATCCAAGATGTCTTGTAGACGCTTGAAGAAGGATCCTGCCAACTTGGTTTTTTCTTTTCCTTTGATCCCAAAATCGATGACGGCACATCTGGAGTGGAGAGGTTCAAGGATTTTGTTCTTGTAGTTGCAGGTGAAGATGAATCTGCAATTTCCAGCAAATTCCTCAATAAACGCCCGTAGTAAGAGTTGTACGTCGTTTCCCGTGTTATCTGCTTCGTCAATGATGACGACTTTGTGTTTAGCATCTGACGAAAGCGAAACGGTCGAAGCGAAGTTTTTCGCATTGTTTCGGACAGTATCGAGGAATCTACCCTCGTCGGATCCATTGATGACATAAACATCTACTCCCAATTCATTACAGAGTGCTTTTGCAACTGTGGTCTTTCCAATTCCAGGAGGACCAGCAAGAAGCATATTTGGAATTTCACCCTTATTTAGAAAGTCCTGAAATGTTTTCTTGGTGCTTTCTGGTAAAATACAATCTTCAATAGTTTTGGGACGATACTTTTCAACCCAAATAAAATCACTGTTCATGATATCCTTTCAATAAATTCAGTTTGTTCAATCAATTCATGTGGAAGATTTTCTGTCCAGATATAGTCTAGATGAGTATCATCAATTTCGGGTATAAACATCTCATCAACTTCCACCAAATAAAGTAGAGAAGGAGTATGAGTTGCTTTTGCGTCAGGAACATCTGGAAAAAAATAGTTTGAAAAGGCGATTAATCTACGATTTTCAAAATATCTACCAATTTCTCTAGTCTGCACCCGACGAGCAAATTGATCTATGGTTTCTTTAAATCTCAATCTTCCACCAATCACCCAATAAACATCCTTTAATGGTTGTTCCGCCCTTTTAATAAAGAGATACTTACTACCACACTTAATCAAAAAATCAATACAAAATAAAGGTACTAATTTTATAATTTTTGCATAGTCTTCTTCTGGAATAAAATCACTATTCATAATTTAGACCCAATCAGGTTTTCTTTCAGGAATACGAAGATAATTAGATGAAACCCAAGGTTTTGATGCAATATACATTTTATATGCAGTAAATGTATCAATGTTTATATCAAGTTTATATTCGTCAGGCATTGCCCGTGCGAATGGAGTCACATCCGTAATTTTTCCCTTTGGAAACAAGTAGAAGGCATCCACTAGTGTCTTATAGCAGGAATGAGTTTTATTATAGCGCAAAGCATACTCATCGCACAAGTTAAGACCATGTTTGATCAACCAATAGGCATTGTGGATACTATCCATTGCCCATTTGGTACAGGGATGATTACGAAACGCACCTTTTTCAGTTCTGTAAGGAGTGTTATCAGTCTTGTACAAAGGACCATAACCATGACCCCATTTTTCAGATGCCACAATGGAAAGCATTTGGCAGCATTCCAACGGCATCTTGACGATGTGTTTATCGGGGAGACAGACAGCACTTTCCGCAGGCCAAGGAGATGTAACGAATATATTCATTAGAAACAATACTTTTGAATTACATACTTAACTTTTTCTGGTTTATCTTCCATCCAATACGCTTCATGTTCAATTTGAGCAGAAGCACCAGAAGTTTTCATAGAATTTTTAATATCTTGATATTTAAAAGATGGAAGACTCATATCTTTTTTGGAAATACCAAATGGTTTATATCCATTGCAAAGATGTGCTACGTGAGTGCCTTCATGATAAACAGTTTCATTGATATAAAATTTTGCTTCATATCCACTGCTCTTAATATTTTTAGTGCAGATTACAAATTTTTTACCAAAATCTGCATATCCAAAAAGATTTACATTACTCCTACAATACCCGACATTTTCACGAACAGAATATTTTGCTTGATAAATTTGATTGAGAATGTCTTTTGCTTGAGGAGTAAGGTAGAGAAGAAATTCCATCACCCAAAGGTTGAATCAGGTTCCAGAGCAATATAATAGCAGAGATTGTATTTTGGATTCGTGAACTGCGACAGAAGTTTAGAAGACACTACAACGTCATAGGCACCAGGAATAATCTTGATGTTTTCCACCTTGAAATTGAAAGTAAACTCCTTATCGGTCTCACCAACCACAATGGCATACTCGTTAGAAGTATCGTTCTTCTTATCACGAACCACCAGTTTGATGACACCGTTCTCACCAACCGCAGAAAGGTCAGGAAGTTGATACACTGCTGCTGCCTTGACCAGTTTCTCCAAAGAAGTGCTATCCAGTTGGAAGCACACGTCCTGAGAGGGCAGTTGAATGTCCTTATCGGGGGGAGAGATGATTACATTGGGGTCGGCAAAGAAATACTTCACACGACGCTTACCTTCTTTGATGCTCAGGTGAGAATCTTCAGTAAAATCAAGATCAGGGTCTTGATGAAGACTCAGACCATTCAGAAACTGATTCAAATCATAAATGGCAAAGTCACGGGGGAACTCTTCAGTAATCTCTGCTTCTGCCAGAATATTCTTTGCTACAGAAATCGTGCGGAGACGATTACCCTGCTTCACAAGAATAGAGTTGTTAATGCCAGCAAAGTTCTTGAGAAGAGCGAGAGTGTTATCAGAGAGTTTCATAGTTTTGTTTTGGAGTTTCATAATCAACGGAATTCGGTCAGACCATTATCTTTGCGGGAATAATGCTTATCAAAATGGAGAAGAAGCATAGCATAGTGAATAACTTTCATCAAGTCACGCTTATTGCGTCCATCTTTATCACCATAGCGACTACCATACTTAAGGATATTCGCCTGACAAAAACCTGCTGCCAGTTTCTTTGCTGCCATCAGATCAATTGTTTGAATGTCATCATAACCAGATTCATCGCCACAATAATGACCGTGATAAGTGCTGGTCACATAATCTTCAACATCCTTGAGAATTTTATCTTCGTTGTATTTCCAGAGATGATTTGTGTTTTCAGTCATAGTAATAGTAAAGGTTGAATCACTCATAAAGGGAAGGCACATTTTTACCTTCCCCAATTATATCAGTTCGTTTGTTGAGTGTCAACATAGAATTGCTGTGCATTATTCGCATCAGTAGGCATTTTGAAATCTGCATCAACTTTATCATACAGTTCAAGGAATGCTTGCTTGGTTTCCTCATCAAAACGATTCACACAGACTTGAATTGCCTTTGCCTTATCGTTGAAGATGCTGTAGGCACGAATGATATGCACCAGGCGACGAGTGCTGATGATTTCCTCAATACCACCATCATAGAACGTCTTGCGGATAATGTCACCCCAATCAACCAAACGCTTGCAGAAGTCACGATCCTCCACCCCAAGGTCCAGAGCAATGCCCTCAAGGATCTTCTGCTCGGTCGCAGGAGCAGGATAGGATTGCTCCAAAGTCACAGGGAAACGTTCAAGGAATGCTTCGTTGAGAACGTTGGTTCCAATAAACCTGCCGTCGTCGGAACCCTTGCCCTTGGTGTTGGCGGTGGCAAACACGTTGAAACCAGCAGCAGGTTTCACGAAGCGACCAATCTTTTTCAGGAAGACACCCTTACCTTCAAGGACAGATTGCAGACACAGAATCTTATTGGAAGCAAGGTCAATCTCATCCAGAAGCAGAATCGCACCGCGCTCCAGTGCCTCAATCACGGGACCATTGTGCCAAACCGTCTCACCATTCACAAGACGGAAACCACCAATCAGGTCATCCTCATCAGTCTCGATCGTGATATTGACACGAATCATCTCACGCTTGAGTTGAGCACACGCTTGCTCCACCGAGAACGTTTTACCGTTACCCGACAGACCCGTAACGAACGTAGGGTAAAAGATACGGGACTGAATAATTTTTTTAATATCGTTAAAGTTACCAAACTTGACGAAGGTATCATCTTTATCGGGGATAAGGTTTTGTTCCACAGCAGGGAGAGCAGCAGGTGCTTGATATGCCTGCTCCATTTTACCAACAACACTAGGAGTCACTTCCAAATTCCAACGACCACGACCAGTCTTGTAGTCTTCCAGGCGGCGGGTCACGGTTTGATAGTTCAGACCACGAGAAGCACAGAAACCCCTGAGGTCACCAGTGGTAACTTCAGAACCATACAGTTCTTTAATGGACTCAATCAGTTGAGCATCATTCACGGCAGACTTGCGAGGCATAATGTAGTTAGGTGTGTTTGTTAACTGAAGTTATTATAACAGCAAAAAGGGGGTCAAAGACCCCCCAGTGGACGGTTTGGAAAGTGGTTCAAGCAACGAGTTCCACAAACTCCCCAAGAATCTTTTTGTTCATTTTCTTGGACTTGAGACTCTTTACGAAAGCAGATTTGATTTGTGCCTTGGAAGCATCTTCAGCAACATCAAACTCCGTGTCTTGAGAAAGGGCAGTAGCAGAAAGACCAAAGTAAGAATGATAACCAGACTTTTTGATAGTAAATGCTTTTTCTTTTTTCCAAGCACTCATCGTTTTTTCAAGGTCTGGACCATACCACCCACAATAACGGCGAATGAAATTGCCAGCATCACGGGATTCAAGGACACGAATACCGATGAAGTTAATATCAGCAAACTTGTCCCGCAGATTGCGAAGAAAAACATCAGTCATTTGATGCCATTCGCAGTCTAGAGAATAAGTGCTTCCAGTTTTACGGTCACGCAAGAATGACCCAAATCCAATCGTAGCAACTCCCATAAAAGGACCATCTTCCCATTGACGCTTCACTTCACGATGATACTTAATACCACACGCTTCACCATCAGTCAGAATGACACACTGAACTTTCTGAAGTTTATTCTCTTTCTGAAATTTGGGAAGAATCTGATGAAGAGAAATCAGTGCCTCATTCAGTGGAGTTCCTGAAAGAGAAAGCCCCAGAGGAATAGAGTAACGAGCGTAATAATTGCGACCAAAAGCAGTAGCAAGACGGAAAATATTCTTCATTTGTTCTTCCAGAGTCTTGCCATTCACTTGACTGGTTAGAAGGTTCATCATAGAGAACCATTCACCAACCTGAATCAGACCATCCTTTTTCTCATAAGAAAGTTCACGAAAACTTGCTTTACCATTCTCATCATAAGAAACCAAAGGGTAATCTGTGGTAAAAGCATAAACCTCAAACGGAATTGCAACTTTCTTACAGAACCAAACAAGGTTGAAGAGTTGCTTGACCGTATCCAACATCACATCACACATAGAACCAGACCAGTCCAGAACGAACACCAGACCGTGATTCTTGCCGTTAGCGAGTGTCGTAACCTTCTTGAACAGGTCTTCGTTGTATTTGTAGGTATGAAGTTTAGAGCAGTCCAGAACACCAGTGCGGGCAGTTGTAGCACGGGCATAAGAGTCTGCCGCCTTACGACACTCAAATTCTTTGACCAGATAATTGACTTCCTTTTGAGCAGAACGCTTGAACTCTACAAACTGTCGGTCAACTTCACCAAAGAGATCTTCATACTTATATCCAGTATTTTCCGAATAAGAGTCCCAAGATTCTTTACAATTAGAATGAATATCAGCGTTCGGAACAATCACTTTTTTTAGATCAAGTTTAGGCAGTTCCAGATAGACATTTTCAGGACCACTATTATTGACGAGTTCTTTCAGTGCCTCTTCCAGAGACTCCATTGTCTTGACTTCAGGTTCTTCATCTTTTTCACCACCTTCATTAGTAGGAGTAGATTGTTGATCTTGTTCTGCAGTACCACCATAAGAATCAGTTTCACCAGGTTGTTCCTGTTCATTCTCACCTTCTTGTTGATCGGTAAGTTCGTTAGCAGATTGTTGACTCGAACCGCTATCTTGAGATTCCAGATTATCAATCTGAATTTTAGTTTCTTCCTGTTGTTTCTGCTTACAATACTTGTAGAGTTCTTCTGCGGCAATCAAAACATCGGCAAAGGTTTCGGTATCGGCAATCAGATTGATAATTTCAGTTTCTTCACCACGCTCAATGGGAATATCAATATAGTTTCCAATCTTGAACCACAGGTTTGCACGGTCGGCAAGATTATAAGTTTCCAGTTTATCATCACCAATCTGGAAGAAATCATCGTCAGCAAGTTCCCGATAACCAGCATAGAAGGTCTTGGCAAGACCAGCATAACGACGCTTCATCAGTTTCTCAATACGAGCATCCTCAACCACATTCACAAACTGTGGGGGAACTTTTACTTTCTCCAACCAATCCTCATCAGGCGTGTAGAGAGCGTGTCCGCACTCATGGGAAACCAAAAGGTCATAAACGGTGTTGCTTGCCTTCTCCCACATTGGCAGGGTCAGCACACGAGTATGAACGTTGAAGCAAGCAGTCTCCACCTTCTTGTGCTCAACCACAAGGTCTTCGGTGGCAAGAAGTTTAGCAAGTTGGGACTTGATTTCGTGGCGGACGGTCATAGGTTTGATTTCTTATGGAACCATCATACAAAAAAAATAGGGTGGTTAGACCCTCTTACGTGCCAGTTTGAGAAGTGGTTCAGACTCCCTTTACAGGCATTCCTGGTTTTGAAAGTATTTTATTATTGAGTTCTATTGCGTTTCTTTTCTGCTTATTTGTTTTTGGACCCTTATTTACAAACTGGTCAAAGTCATCAAGAGGGTCATCCGCATTATACCCAAAAGTTGAGTGTTTTTCAACAATACTATGCTTCCACTCTTCACTCATATTCGCCATAATAGCAAGTGCTGCCTTGTTGGTATCAGCATAACCTTCGGCAACTAGGTGCTCAAGGATATAGTCGAAGAGGTCGGTTTCTACTTCTTCTTTGTTGAGTTCTGCAGCTCTCCTTTTTGCTTTGTTTCCTGCACCCCTATCTCTATTTGCTCCCTGAGTGTCTGCCCAATAATCCTTATTTCTTCTATTCATTTCACCACCAACACTACGTTCTTCTGGAGGAGCACTTCTTCCACCACGTTTTCTCATTGATCCAAATTTAGGATCTAATGCTTCATCAAGTTCTTGATAAACCTGATTATAAGCTTCTTGAAGGGCACGAAGTTCTTGCGAGTTCATTTTACAACTACTTTTTAGTTATTTATAAAATAAGAAGCGTCCCCGTGATGGAGACGCTTCTTGAGTGCTTGGCGACGTGCCTTTGCTTGTCGGAGTGCTTGCGGTTTCAGTTTCCGCTTCTGCTCCTTTTTAGAATGGTGATACCTATTTGGTACTAACATAACCTTTCTCCTT